ACATTTTGAGCCTGTACAGCATCACCGCTTTGTTCAGCATCGTTTGCCATCTCATTTACCGTAACAGCTTGAATCAATACACTAGATGCCCCAATATATGAATCAACAGCAACACCGAAATCCGCTGCCGCGTCTTGGCGAGCAACGTCCACATACTCCTGAACTGACATAGTGTATACTGCTTGCTGTGTGGCGTCCAAGGCAGCATTATACGCATCTGCTTGTCCATATGTTAAATGCGATTCAGAAGCAGTACCTACTCCTACAATCTGTCCATTGACTGTGGCAGTAGTGACACCACCCACATACTGAATACCCTGATCAAATGTTGTTACGATACTACCACTGGCAGTAACCAGTTGGTCTAAATCAATCTGACTTTGTGCGGAAACGCTCAGACACGCTAAGACCGCCACCATCAATAGTTTCTTCTTCATCTATTGTTACTCCTATCCCGAGTAAAGAGTTATATGTTTCTTGGTTTTTTAATTTACCAAACTTAGTCTTTTCATTATAGTCAGGAATGTATAGTTCTGGTCGCCTTTTCATAGCGATCAGTGCATTCTTACCGAAGATCATCTTTCCGTTCACCAAGACAGGACATGGTGTCCCTGCTGAAAACATTGCTTTCCAGTTCTCTAGATTCTGACACATTCGCGCAACTGCGGCGATCGACATACCCAGATCCTTTAATACTTTCGCATCTTTTCGTCTATTACATTCTTCATCTTGTTTGTATCCACCACCACTAAGACCGAGAATATCCATCTGGAGCGCAACGCTTTTGCTCTTGAGGCAGGTGTCATTACCTGACGACATCAATGATGGGGATATTGCGGTTGGTGGTGGAGTAGGCGAACCAGCGCCAGCGCCAACGTTTTGCGTAGTCTGGCTATTTGATGTTGTTGTATTATTTGAGTTGACAGTTGAGTCCTGAGTATTTGTATTCAGGTCTCCGTTTTGGTCGTTAGTCTCGTCGTCTTGGGCATAAGCCGATGAGAAGAATGTCAGACACAACAATATAAGTGCAGCCTTGCGCATGATATTGAATCCCATTTTTTTTTATTATTTTACGATATTTTACCTTTATCGAATTATATTTATAATATGGGAATCTCAATCGACACGTTAACACACTACATCATATGCATTTTAATCCCTCTGGGCGAAATTAACCTTTAAAGCAGCGTCCAGAGCTAACACACATCCTAGCATTCCTAGTATCGCACCATGTCCGAAACTTATCTCTCCAGTTTCCAACGAACCGACAGCACCATACATTATGAACAAACCTAAACCTAATTGAAGAGCATTCATCTATTCTACCTCAGCTATTTTCTTATACCGATTAAGTTCATTAAGTTCCAGCGCCCATGGCCAGCAATCAAGAAACAATTCTCGCTCCAAGCGATATGCTTCCTTTTCCCATGGCTGATTTTTATACTGGAAGTTGTTAGCGTTTCGACCTTTCCACTTCCACACGCCAGTCGAGGATAACTCCCCACGAAGAAACTGTTTAGCGTGAACCATCTCATGAGCCAGTGCTTGCATCTGCATCATAAATGGTTGATCCTTTGTGGCGATACTGATGTCAACTTCTTTCTTATCGCCGACACAGAGTCCTTGAGCATCATTATCTAAAGTGCCTTTGAAGTGCACAGTCACAGGTCGACTCAGGCGATTGATCTTCAGCTTCCTAGCCATAAGATATAGATACAACTCGACGTGATCTTTGTTCCTGTGACATCCTACAGTTTCAACATACATCATACAGCTTCACTCAGTTTAGCCTCATTTAAATCACGGGCATGCTCAGTGTGGCGGATAACAGTCTCAACGACATCAGGATAATCGGCAGCAATGCTGATCAGCATACCCACCAAGTAGCCAGCAGCATAAGCGGGACTGTCATCTTCTTTCAACTCAGCATACAGAGCTTCCACGGCATTTCGGGCAATTGCTTTTTCTTCAGTAGTGGGGATATTAATATTCATAGTAGACCTCAATAATAAAAGAAAGGGGATGGAGACTACGCTTTTGCAAGCATAGTCAAAGGGACGTTCCAGCGCTGACCAGCAGCAGTCTCAACGATGGCTTTGGTTCTATTAACTTTAACAACAACAGCGTTCATACTCTCACTAGGGATGAAGACTTTAGAACCCTCACCGAGCGCAGACTTGATGACTACAGATTTGGCTTTACGAAGAGATTTTTGCTTTAATTTGACAGCATCAATAATAGCATTCAAGTCAGATGTATTATCAATAGTCATAATAGACGCGATAGCAGAAGTAACTTTACTCATAATATAATCCTATAGGTATTGTAGTGATAATACAGCAACAGCGATGATAATGGCAAATTGAAACAGAAATCTTAAAACAGGCATAATATTCTCTCATTCATTTATTTAAGAACCCATTATACGGCATATGTCAGGGGAAGACAACAACTATTTTGAGGTTTCTTATACCGATTTGGAATAATCGTTATAACTTTTAGTTCTTTCGTTGTATTCTTCGGTTTCAAAGTATCTGATGTCAGCATCAGTTGTGTGAGGGCAGGTGTTTTCTTGAATAGCTTTCGCTATACGAGCCTCCAGTTCAGGAGCTTTGGCGGCAGTGACTGGTCTTGTATTCATAGTAAATTCTCCTCTACCACTAACTTTAGGTTAAAATGCTCGGCTATATCTGGAACAAGATCAGTTAGAATACTGACCATCCCATCAACGGTATCAGAGATAAACGACTGCTGAATCAGCTTGTTTCCAAACTTAATAGCAACGACAGTTTCGAACTTAGCATCGTCATTTTTAAGAATCATTACTTCAGGCGTGATATTCATAACAGTCATAGGGTTTCTCTCTCATCAATTTAGGAAGCCATTATACCGCTATTTTGGGCTGGCGACAACCACTTTCTTATACCGATTTGGAATAAGAGGAGAGTTTTAAGAACTTTTTTGTATATGCTGTAAAATCAACAACTTAGAGAGCCTGCTCGCCCGAGTAGAGCGAGCAGGAGGGGACAGGTTATTCGGTCAGACCAACGCTGTAGTGGGTCTTGCCGTCTACGCGAGCGGCTGTTAAGACGCTCTTGCGGTTATCTTCTGAACTCACATATGATACATGAACCCATCCTGAGTCGGGGATACCTGATGTATAGAACTCAAGGATCAGCTGATCAAAGTCGCAGTTGTCTTCAATCCACGTGGCGAGCTCATAGTTCGGAACTCCTGGAACTTCAATGTCTGCTGCCTGACCTTTACAGTGTTGTGACTTTGAACTGCCGCCAACTGCTTCGTTCAGCTCTTCACCACGATAACCACTATTCAATACAGTTGGACCAAAATGATCGCGAACCTTTTGCACTACATTTTCAAACAATGTCACGGCTGCTTCTAAGTGTTCACCGCTTGGTGTGTTGTCAATGCCTTTACGTTCTGCTGTCTGGCTCTTTGTGAATTCAGCCAATGAGAAATTTTTACTTAGTTTCATACGTCAACCTATACAAATTTGTTCATGTTTGGTGCCCAGTAATTTGGACCTTTTAATACTTTACCGTCTTCACGATAGATAGGACTGCCATCTTCACCCAGCTTGCTCATATTTGATTCATGAACTTCACTGAATGTTGCGTCTAGATCAATGCCATATGCAGCGCCAGCACCATAGACAACATACAACAGGTCAGTAAGAGCATCAGCTATCTCAGCCATGTCTTTTTGATCAACAGCCTCACACAATTCTTGTAGCTCTTCAGCAATCAACTCAATACGAAGATCCGCAATATCGTCCCCAGCCCAATCGGGATCAGACTTCACTTCTTGTCCAAACGTGTTCATAAAATCTTTAACTTTTTCATAATTACTCATAATATACTCTTTTGTGTGTTTAGAATTTCTTGCCGATGTTATACTTAGTTTCCAATGCCCACTCGTCTTTCTCTTTATATGGAAGGACTTTAATTTGGTTTAATGGGGCGATTGGCTCTTTGCTCTTCTCCGCATCCACTAACTTAATCAAACCCCATTCAGCTAGTAAATTTGCGATTGTATTACGTCTGCCGATATCTTCAATGCCAAAGTTACTTGGCTTGCCGTCTAATGCGAACAGCTCTTTAAAGTGTACGATGTAATACTTACCCTGCTTATGCAAGATATGACATGATTGATACAGTGTTTTGTTTTTATGTGAAGCCACGCCAATGCGTGTGAGTGTTTCGCGGATCTTCAGAAAATCGTCATCATCCTTTAATACTACTTCCACCAGACTATCCAGCATGTTTCCCACCCTTATCCATTCTTGTTTTTATATCACTGATTTGGTCAGCAGTAAGAATGGTGAGGGCTTGGTGGGCTTTAATATCGCTGTATCCATAATATTCTTTGACACACGCCACGTCACTATCTTTCTGCTTCTTTTCCCATTTAGCATAACGCTTTTTGGGTCTAACAGTATTTATAAAAAACTGAAACTGCGGCTTCTTATCTAGATAGTGGCGTGTGTTCATTTCATTAGCAAGAGCGATTGTGTCCGTATGATATGACAACGCACGGTTTGTTAAGAATGGATCATAACCTTTCTCAGCAAGTTGGTCGTTAGCAGTACCAGTCATCAAGTCGACCTTGGAACTGTTGATAGCATTGATGTAGTCGAACGGATTTGCTTTTGCCATTATGAGTAATCATCCAATTTGTTGAACTGTAAGAATGTGTTCCATAATTTCTGGAACCTCAACTCATATAAGTCGCCTATACCTGTCAATTGATTGCTCAATTGGTCTTGGTGTTTAGGATCAAGTCCCTTATACATATCAGTGTCGACAATCATTTCTGCCATGAGTTTAGTGTCATCAACTACATTCCAACAATTCATTATAGCAGCTTCCAAATCAAAACGGTCTTTCATTATTCGTCTCCTGCAACGATGTCAATGAGCTTTTGCATGCGCATAACATCCATAACAATATCATGGCGTGGATCGTGACCCACGAATTTGTCGGCTAACTCTTCAGGTATAAACGAATTCTTCAGAGGCGAGCCATATGATAAACCCTCAATGAATGATCGAGTATCTCGAATCAACCACCAGTCAAACGGATCTTTCTCGCCAGAGTGCGCAAGTAATGTCCGTAGAAAGATAGGATCAAATGAGTTGCCTCGTGTCCAGACCTTTCTTACTGGCGCTACATCAAGTTTAGCACAGAACCAATTATACAACTCTTTGACTGATTTGTCAAGCGGCGATGGAGCTAGTAACGCTTGCGCTTCTTTGGGCTGATTCTTCCACCAAGCCAAAGTGCTCTTCTGGATGTTGCGTCCAAGTTTAACCTGCTCAGCAACATCAAACTTAATCATATGAGTGTCATCAAGTAGCTCTTCATAGGTGTATGGATTCTTCAGGAATCTCTTATCGTCATACTGGAGAACAGCCAAGCTAACCGCAACACCATTCACCATATCTTGACTTAATGTTTCAAAGTCATATATCACACTATTCATATTTCCATCCTATAGGGGTTTTGTTGCAGTGGTCGTTATAATCTTCTTCCTGATGCCATGATGATGCCCAATGGTGGACTGCATATGCGTCAGGGCATGTTTCAGCAAAGTCTTCATTCCTTCTATCCATCTCATCCCAGAGATATGGATATAACAGTTCACGCGGAACAGCCTTTTCATATCCTGCAATGTCGCTGAAAAATACTGTACCATATTTCTTTTGCGCAGGGTACACAAATCCTTCATCATCAATGTCAGCTTGGGCTTGGGTTTCTTTGATGTACTGGTGTCGGGCATAACAACTCTCAACAAGGTCGTGCATCTCGACACCACCCTTTGCCGAGGCTATGAACGCATTACACATATATTGATCGCTCTCAGCCCCAGCAACAAAACTCTTTCCACTCATAAGATCATCAATAGGCTTCAGACATTCATAATCAATATCAGTATAAACTCCACCATATCTAAACAGTATCTCATATCTCAACAAATCAGACACTTCAGCCAAAGATGTCGCATATTCAGCTATATATGAGTTCTTGAACAAAAACCCATCAAGCCTAGCTACACGTAGAGCATTCTCATCCCAGACAATAAATTCCCATTCTGGATTATGCTTCTTCCATGTTGATTGCCAATACTTTTGCTCTGCGCTTAATCTTCCACCACCCAACCATATTTGGTGTATTATTTTGGGTATCATACTTCCACCACATTAAGAGTCCCAGTCAAAAGGCATTCATTGCCAGACAATTCATATCCATTCTCTTCAAGGTCAAACATAACCATATTACCAGACGCTTCATATAGACTGGTGATATGCTTTCGATTATCTTCTTCCCACCATCCTTCAGTAAGGAACACCTCTGAAACGCTCTCAAAGCAAGACATATTTTCCCATTCCTCAAACACCGCATCTGGATCTAAATCACAATCACCGCCACCATTACTTATAAGATTCATCAAAGCAATCTCATCTTCGGTCTGCGGAGTAACTTCAATCGAGCCAGTTTGCCATACACTCTCTAGAACAACAATCTCAGCATCACGAGCATATGTCTCTGTTGTGCAGAAGCACCCATTCTCTTTAGGGCTTAACTTATATGTTTTGCCAATTTCTATTCTCATTTCAATCCCATAAACTTTGATAGTATTTGCCGAACAACATGAAGCCATTTGCAATACGATCTTGTTCTAATTTTAAACCTTCAAGATCTAACTTGTAAGTATGACCTTCACCCTTTTCCCAAGTGTATCCAATCTCGGTTCCATCTTTACCTATAACTGGAATGCTATCATAATCGATCTCGCCAGTAGAATACTTATCTTCCCAATCATTTAGTTTAGACTCGAAAGCAAAGATCATCTCACCAATGACATACTCCCATCGTCTTTCCATATCAGCATCTTTTCTCCATGCAGCCTCATATACACCCTCAGCCATATCTTCGTCGTCGACCAATGGGACACCATGCTTTGTGTCTTTAAGCTGTTTCAGCATAGGGATAATAATATGAGCTAGTGTAGTGTCCATGCTCCACGTATCGTAGTTATGGATCTTTACTTTAACCTTTGGAGTAGGAGCATAACCAAACCAATCATGCAAATAGTTATGATACCAACGCCAAGTAGGATATTTACCGATTTTAACTTTCATTACATTACCCTGCGAATGATGTCCAGAGTTCCATCGCTTCTTCAAGCGATTCAACTTGGAAGTTTATTTGATTCTTGTTAGACTTTGAATCAAGCGTGTACTCGCTGAGCACTTCATTACACTTAGCAACAAGTGCTTTGAAATACTTATCACCATTTGCTTTCACATAACAAATGATCTGCGGGTCTTTGGTTTGAACCTTAATGCCAAAGTATATATTATCTTTCGCAGGAGTCTCAATAATGTAAGACGATGCACGAGTCTCGGTGTAGCCAATATTGGTAAAAACTTCAGTGTTAGATAGAACGAGATCCGAGATCTCAGAGAACATATTACGCTGGCTGTCAACATACGAACCAAACAATTTAGATAAATCTGCCATAACAAAACAATCCTTATAATGACCAGAGACGGAGTTGTCTTCTGGCAACCAATGTGCTATCAAGTAAGACTCAAGGACAAACGAAGCATCCTTTTCATCCAGTTTAAATTTCTCAAGGTTTCTTGCTACAATGACGCAATCGTCAATACTATAACCCTTGTCTTTCAGGTGGGCTAAACATCTTCCACCAGTGCCTTTACCAACATATGCTGGACTAGCACCCAAGGTACGACTGCGATACATGTAGACATAATCACCTAGTGTATCAAAGAACGCTGCAGTAGGTTTGATTGGAGAGAACATTTACTTCCACTCACAATCAATCATCATCTCAGTCAACATAGCCATCATGTTGATCTCAGCATCAGCCGCAAACGCAGCTTTGTACTGATAGTCGGCTAGAGTAACAACCACTTGAGGAACACTGTTCGGCGCAACATACTCACCAGCAGTATCGTAGATTTTACGGAATGTTTGAGACGTATCGCCATCCACATTCTGAGCAACCCACTTACGAACCTTGGTGAACTCTTTTGCTTTCATTGAAGCCATCAAGTCTTTCAGGTTTAAGTCTGCATAGTTTACTAGGATGCCAGAATCAATCTTACCAGTGCCAGCATAACGCTGTAATTCATTCAAGACTCTGCGGTTATCGGGGAAGTGGCGCTTCACAACCTCAGCGACCACCTGCTTATCATACTCCACATTCTCAGTGTCAAGAATACTAGAGACACGCTTGAATAATTGAGCCGCAAGTTTAGGTTTATCAGAAGCAGCCATCTTGAACTCAACGACAGAACATCGTGAGTGTAGCGGAGCAATGATCTTGTTCACAAAGTTACATGTCAGGATAAACCCACAGTTGGCGCTATACTCTTCCATAAAGTTGCGAAGAGCTGGTTGGACTGTCTCAGCATTAAGATAGTCCGCTTCGTCTAGGATGACATACTTTCTGCCACCCGCCAAAGACATAGACGAGGCGAATCCTTTTATCTTAGTGCGTAGCGTATCAATCAAACGTCCCTCATCGGATCCGTTGATTACGATATAGTCACAACCCAGCTCTTCAAGCATTGCTTTGGCGATAGTCGTTTTGCCAACACCTGCGGTGCCAGTGAGTAGTAAGTTTGGAACATTTTTATTATCAACAAATGTCTGGAATGTTTCTTTCAGAGCATCAGGTAGGATTGTGTCAGCCACGGTCTGTGGACGATACTTCTCAACATACAAAAATTCATTCAACATAATATAGTTTTCTCCTCAATATACATCTATTATACTACAAGATAGGTGGTATGTCAAGCGGAAAATGGTACAACCGCACCTCTACCGCCTGACTGATAGTAGAAGTTGTATGTGTCTGGCAGGTCTAATTTGAGGTCTTCGGGGATGTTGATGTCCCTTGATACCATGCCTCTCTCAAACTCATAGTTAAATGTCACTAGATCTAGATGATGAGCTTCAGTGACTATATCAACCACATCATCAGTGTAGTAACTCCGATAGTCATACTCCCTCATCGATGAGTTCCAATATGCGAGTTTGGAGAAACTGGGCAGACCAATTGCATCCGCGACTATTTTCCAGTCTTGTTTTATAGACTCATAACGACCAATGAAGTTCATGAGACTATTACCATCAGGATCAATGAAGTTGCCGATCTGCGGTCTGATGCAAAAGCCTCTGTTCCATTGGTAGTCGTAGTCTGATGATTCAACGTCCAGCACTACAGCTTCATCGTATCTCCACTTAACCCAGTCGGCGAAAGACACATCCCACTTACATTCAGCGATACACTGAGAAGCGTATATACTCACCTCACGATCAAACGGATTTCTAACAAAGCCAAACTTATAGCGTGTGTCGAATGTTTCCTTTGGCAATACGCGAGAGGCTTCATATGCTATTCCGTGTTGAGGAACAACACCGCTATGATCACAGAGAGCGTCATATGTAGACGAACCACCCTCTGTATCACAGACAGTCATGTCAGTCGGTCTAAGCCAATCAAGCATACTGGTTCCAGCAGCTTTTGGGTTATGGACAAATATCCATTTAGTCACTGATCGGTCTCCATCCAGTCACAGTATTGGTGCGGAATGATCTCCACGCCTTAACATCAATTCCCCAAACAGGGATGTCAGCAGAGCCACCAGAAACAGAACTCACGGTGATAGCAGAGCCAGACTCCTCTAAGATTATCTCAGGGTTGAGAGTACAAGGCATCACCCTTGTACCCCCATCATTGATCTTCTCAAAAGTAACTTCGACCACACCCTCTTTGAGGTGTTTGATCAAGTCATTAACCACAGACGTCAACATTACTTCAACACCGTTTCGTACAATGCCTCAACATCTTCCATCTCACCAACAGTCTCGCTTAGATTCTGTTTGTGGAAGATTTTAGCCAATTTGTTCAGGTACTTCTTTGGCACATCAACGTCATCAGCAAGAGCTTCAATCGCTTCTTTGATGAATTCACGCTCTGCTTCCATCCGTGTGTATGAGTTGCTGATCTCTTCCATACAACCTTTGATTCGTTCTTTGTCTGAATCGCTAGACGGTAAAATAATATTGCTCATTGTGTTTCTCCATTGTAAAGTTATATTTCAATTTAATTATATCACACCATAAATATCTTCAGACTCAACCCATGTCATATAACCTTGCTTATGCAAGATGTTTGTGATAAGGCTATCATCTATGTGCGCATGCTCAATCTTAACAAATGTGGGTTTAACTTTCCAGCTGTACACGCCGAGGATATTTAACTCATGCCCCTCAACGTCGATCTTCATGAAGTCAATATGACCAATCTCGTTTTCTATGAGATAAGTGTCCAGTCTACAACATGGCACTTCAATCCTATCCAACAGAAGATGGGCGTTATCTGGGCGACTGAACATGCGCCCACCTAAATGATCCGCATCGTCCACAACACCAATCCCACGCGCCCAGTCATCGGTTTGAATGCTTCGGTTGAACGCAACTGTACCATTCTTATTCGATACAGCCATGTTATCAACTTTGACATCATATTGGGCTGTCTTGTTAGCCATAATTTCAGCATAACGTGGATCAGCCTCAATCATATATCCAGACCAACCTGCTTCAGCGAGAGGAAGACACGTGTCAAAATCACACGTGCCTATCTCTAGGAAGACTTTCCCATTACCCATTGTATTTGCTTCCAGCCTCAGTAGCAACCCAATACTCAATAACAGAGCCGAGGAAGTGGGAGATGCCTTTAGACGATACACTAACCTTATAATCATCAGACATAAACTTCAGATTCTCGGTCTTGAAGATGAACTCAAACTCAGCTTCAGTGTTACCAACCGACAGACCAAACTCATTAGAAGTTGGATTCTTTGTATCAGTAGCAACCAAAGAGACAGTGCCGTCCGAACCACGAACAACAACTTCAGGCAATGACAGTTGATTCGCAGCGTTGACAACTTTCTTATAGTTGGCAGCGGTCATATCAAATTGAACTTCAGGATCAGGCAGCTCAAGATTCTTCTCGGGTGGAGAAGTTATCATTGACGGATCAGTGTATGTGTAGCGACATTGACTACTTGGTTGTGACGCTTCACTGACAGTTAGTGCCGATGAGCCGAAGTCAAAGACAGCATCCTCAAACAAACTAGTCAACCCAAGAAACTGATTCATCTCATAGATGGCAAAGTCTTGTGGGAATGATTCACTTACAACAGCAGACGCAAGGATGTTCTTCTGGGGTGATACAGTTCGTAACACGTTGCCAGTCTTAAATGATAACGATGGATTTATCGTTGAGAAGTTCTTTAAAACTTCAAAGGTGCTTTCACTAATTTTCATAATCTATCTCTCCAGTTCTTGTAAGTCGTGATTGTGTAATGCGATCAACGCATAATGTAATACTTTCATTAAGTCCGCACGATTATAGCCATTCTTGTTGCCATATCGTTGGACATATTTAAGAACATTTCCAAGGGCAAAACCCTCACCATGTCCGCAGTCAATAATAAACTCAGTTGACTGGAATTTATTCTTCGAGTAATGGGCTGAGTAAGTCGAGTCGACATACTCTTGAAATTCATTAATTAACTCAGCTTCATTAAACTTATAGAGATTATAGTCGAAATCATTGCGTCCGTCAACCCCAGAGTCACCACACATTGCTTGGTTACGGTCAATATCAGCATAATACTCGTCGGTGTGGGTATAGCTATCTTCGACACTTCCCTCTTCATTTGTGGTTGTCCATTCCTTTCCATAAGTTGCCCAATTCTTTTCCATTACTTTTTCGCCTTTTTCTTGTTTCTCTTTACGTCAGCCCCAGCAGTGGGTGAAGCACCCACCTCAGAAAGGTCTGCCAATGAACCACCAAATGTGTACGAACCAGTATGAAGCAATCTCATCCAAGGACACAACCAAGTCTCAACACCAATCTTTTGCATCCACTGACAGAACATATAATCTTCTGACAAGTATCGCTTTGAGTCTGGATCAATCAATGCTTGGAAGTACATCATGATCTCGCGTGAACCATCAAACGACTCAGTTCTTGCGTGGTCAGGCAAGTATGTATAATCTGGATATGCTTCTTGGAACTTCTCAAACGCAGATCGTTGAATCATCATGAACCCAGTGCCACCCTCAAGAACCTTACACGGCTTATTGAGTAAGATATTTCCTGATTCTTTGGGGTTGAATACATAATCACCAACATACCTCTCAAGATCATTAGGGTTGTCGTCAGCAAAACCTTTATCGACAGCCATCTTAATCTTTTCCCAAGCAATCGTTTTCTTGGGATACGCACCACACATCACTTCTTTGCGGTCTTCACCCTTTTCTTCTGGATCCATAAAGGCAGCCAGAGACAAAACGTCATGAGGATCAAACCCGATATCCGAATCAATGAACATCAAGTGTGTGCATTCACTTCTCATAAACTCATCAACGCAATAGTTTCTGGCGCGAGTGATTAGCGATTCATTGAACAAATAAAAGAATGTTAGATCCACACCATATGCTTGGCATAGTCTAGACAAGTCAGAACAGGATTTAGAGTACATCCCGTGACACTGTCCCCCATACATTGGAGTGGCGAGCATAATTTTGCGTTTCCGCAACTCTTCAACTGGTATTTCCATCAGTACCTCTTTGATTATAAATTAAGTTATGTGTAGATTATACAATAGAAAGGGAGAAAAGTCAACCCGAAAGTTGACTCTCCCATTACCGCTAGAATGGAGCGTCTTGAGTAGTGTCAGCATCCGCAAGAGGATCACCCACATCACCGCCCAAGTTTACATCAGCGTCCAGCTTGGCGTACAAGTCACGAAACGAGGCTTTGGTGTCCTCATCAAAGCGATTAATACACATGTCAATAGACTTCATACGGTCATCAAATATCTTGAACGCTTTGGCGATGTGGACAAGGCGACGAGTAGAAATTATCTCATCAATACCACCATCATAGAAAGTCTTGCGGATGATGTCAGCCCAGTCAACCAGTTTAGAAACAAACTCATCATCTTGGACAGCAAGGTCTTCAAACACAGCCGAGAGTATTTTCTTCTCAACAGCAGCACTAGGATATTCTTGCTCAAAGGTGACAGGGAAACGCTCAAGGAACGCTTCATTCAAGACGTTAGTCCCGATAAAACGACCATCATCAGATCCTTTACCTTTGGTGTTACCAGTAGCAACAACAGTGAAGCCAGCAGCAGGAGAGATAAACTCACCAGTCTTCTTGATGAAGTATCCTTTGCCCTCAAGGATAGACTGGAGACACATGATCTTGGCAGGGTTGCCCAAGTCAATCTCATCCAGAAGCAATACCGCACCACGCTCCATAGCTTTGATGACTGGACCTTTGAAGAAGCGAGTCTCACCATCAACAAGACGGAAGCCACCAATCAAGTCATCTTCATCTGTCTCAACAGTAAAGTTCACACGGATTGATTCACGCTTCAATTGAGCACAAGCCTGATCAACCGAAAACGTCTTACCATTACCAGACATACCAGTAATGAATACAGGATAGAACATGTTAGACTTGATGACATTCTTCAGAGTAGTGAAATTACCAAACGGAACAAACAGCGGATCCTTGGCAGGCACTAAGTTTTGAGTAAAGCCTGTAGAAACGACATTCAAGTCAGCGACTAAGGCGTTTGGCTGTAGCGCAGGCGCAGGAGCTGGAGCCGAAGCTGGAGCAGGTGCAGGGACGGTTGTCGGCGCTATATCAGGGAGGTTGTACAACCCACGATCAACGCGCAAGGATTTGTGGAAGTATGAACTCGGAACTTTCACCCCAAGCTCACGTGCTACTCGCTTCGTCTCAAGGCTGGGAACAGGCGCATCGGGATATAGGCTCTTCAAAGTATCAAACAAATTTGTCATATAGGTCTCTCTCACAAGTTATAATCAATCATTTAAGTAGCCATTATACGGCATAATTCGGTATAAGACAACAACTATTTTCAGTTTTTTTATATCGTTTTGGAATAAAGAATCCTTTCCTTATAACCAAAATATAGGTTAAATAACAACCTATTTTAAGCGATAGCCGAGATCAGGTCGGACAACATCTTTCTGGAAGTTTTCTTATCATTGTTTGCTTTCTTAAACGCAGTCCGCACCGAACGCTTCGACTCACCACGCTCCACTTCAATAGCACCATTAGCAGTCTGAAGATTCTTGCCACCACCAATAAGATAAAGGTGATCATATCCAGAGTTTGGAACCACCGCAAACTTTTCCTTGCGGACTCCAGAATACAGACTTTGGCCATCTTCCCAACTAACTGACGATGGAAGCGAATTGGTGAACTGGCGTCTGTTCAGCGGCATAATTCGATAGCCGATAGTGGTAGAGCCAGTTTGCTCTCGATAAAATTCAAGTAAGGTCTTGGTGATAGCATCTCTCTGACCAGCAACACGCTTGCGCTTCTTGGTTACTGGATCAGTAATATAAAGGACTTTACTTCCCGTCCAATTGAACGCTCCACCAACACGCTTTTGATAATCTCTACCATCATCACCATACATGTCAACATTATGGTAGAAACTAGTGTTGCTCTCTCCATCAGTCAAGAACATAGTGTTGACAATATCAACGCGAGTCTTTTTCTTGAAGTCATCATGTAGTTTAAACGCAGCCATGATTGCTTCGTTCAATGGAGTCGAACCGAGCGTCAAGCGATGCGGGATGTGATAATTAACATATCCATGCGATCTTCCAGAATATTGATTATAATAATTACCAAGAACCAACATATTTTCAGCCATCTCAGTAAACTTCTTGCGGTTCATATCGCTAGAGAAAAATTCAATCAAGCGGAATCTTGAATCATATGTCATCTGTCTATCATCCGCATTACTAATGTGGTTGACATTATCTTTTTCTAATTCTTGGAATCTATCACTAAAGGCATACACGCGGAATGGGATATTGACTTGGCGACAGAACAAAACAAGGTTCAGCATTTGATCAATAGTGGGCTTCATGTCTGGAGCCATAGAACCAGACCAATCAATATACATGATCATACCATGATTTTTTCCGTCAGGCGTTATGCTAACCTTTCGGAAGATATCGTCATTGTAACGATAGCTGTTCATCTTGACAGGATCAATAACACCAGTCTTTGACACAGACTGGCGAGCATATTCTGCCGCAGACTTTTTCATTTCAAACTCTTTTGCCATATACTTAACAGCTGGCTTATTGTTCACAAGAAATTGTTTGTAGAGCGCGACACCAGTCGCTCTCATCCTGCCCGCAAACTCACTAGTGTTAAACATCTCAAAGATATCGTCAGCACGAACAACAAGTTCATCAACAGGGTTGGTCGGGATATTAATACTAGTCACTTCAACATTAGGATCATCACCATGTTCAGCGCTGATAGCTTGACGAAGAGCTTGGTCAGTCTTTGAAGCGATTGATTCTTCTGGGTCACCCGAGTCATCACGGTCATAGCCAGAGCCAGCCGATTCATCACCGTCATAATCTTCATCACCGTCTTCATCTTCTTCTTCATCTGATTCTTCATCACCAGTGCCTTTCTCATCACTCTCAGTCTCAGCATCAGAATCATCATCTGATTCTTCATCACCAGCCTGCTCACCAGCACCGTCAGTCTCAGACTCAGGCGAGTCATCCTCAGCATCAGCATAATCTTCTTCATCAGCAGCCTGATTGGCAGCAGCGCGATCATCTTCGTTTCGAGCTTTACAAAAATCAAACAACTCATCAGTAAGGGCAACAACTTCTTCCCATGTTTGAAGCTGCTCGATCTTTTTGATCCAGACCATTTCATCACGCTCAATACGAACACCAGCAGAGCGTCCTGCTTTGAAGTAAGTATTGATTCGGTCAATGAAGCTGAAGCGATTAATCTCTGCAATGTCACCACCAAAGAAACCATCAGAAAGCATGCGCTTATAAGAAGATATAAACGAGCGGCGCAATCCAGGATATCGTGTCTGAACCATCTTCTCAATGCGAGCGTCTTCAACGATGTTCAGATACTGGCGATAGATTTTACCCTTTGAAGAGGCAGACTCATGCCAACCAGCTTCAGGAGTATATAAGGCATGACCAACTTCATGACCTACAAGGTGATCATAAGTGTCAGCTTGCATGTTATCCCACATAGGGAGAGTAAGGACGCGATCACGAACATTAAAGGAAGCAGTCGGAGCTGACTTGTGAACAACCGTAATATTCTCGGAAGCCAACAGGCGAGCTAGGATGTCTTTAGAAGCGATATTCATATATTGGTCTCTCATCAAATTAGACGCCCATTATACGGCACAATCAAGGGCAAGTCAACAACTAATTTTAGCCAACTTTTACGGACAGCAGGCTCTCATCAATTTAGAAGCCCATTATACGGTATATTCAGAGATTAGACAACAACTATTTGGGGGATTTTTATACCGATTTAGAATAATAATCGGGGTTTTTAGAACTAAAAAGAATAAGGGAATAAAGCCTTGTAATAACAACAACTTAGCTCTATCCCCTCATTTGGGTGTTACGTTAGGCTGAACAGACAATAACTCATAACAGCATATGCAGTCACTTGAATTGCCCAACAACCCACGCATTCGGCTTTTGACCTTAACATGGGGATTTCTCCTCGAAAATTAGTTTATATTAATTTTTCGAGGACGCTTCTCTTCTGGTAAATTGACCTTTAGATTTACTACAAGGATTCCTTTATCTAGAGTCGCTCCAACTACTTCGACATACTCGGACAGTCGAAAAGTTCTTTGGAACCTTTTTGTGGAAATACCTTTGTGTAGATACTCACACGATTCATCGTGGTATTGATCACCCACGATATTCAAAGTTCTTTCATCTTGTTCAATAGATAGATCCTTCATATCGAAACCCGCGACCGCAACCTCAATCACATATTCATGCTCGCTGATTTTAACAACGTTATGTGGTGGGTATGTATCCTTGGCGCTTCGAGTTACAAAGTCTAGTTCACTGAACAGGTGGTCAAATCCAACAAATGATGCGCGTGGGAAAAGACTCGGTGTTTTAATACTCGTCATAATGCTCTCCTTTTTAAAGCAAGATTGATAAGTGAACCCGATTATTCGGCATTCACTCACCTATTTATATCAACTGGCTATTGATTTCTCAATAAAGTCAATAATTTGTTGTGTATCTTCAGGGACATTGTGAGCAAAGGTATGGACACATCCAGCTTCACCCATCAATATTTTCTCCCCAAACATATCTTCAATGTTAGCAACCTTAGTCGCCCGTCCATTGATAAACGTCTCAGACTGATCAGAACCTCTGTCCGCATAACGCTGTTGGCGTACTGCGTCATCTGTTTTCAGAACTATGATTGATAGATCATGTCCCGCTCTCTTCACAGCCTCGAAAAATTTAGAAGAAGTAAGCCGATCACCCTCGAACACAACGACAGGTGATGGCTCATTCCCCATATACTCTACTGCCATTGGCTGTACTGCCATTGACAACTTATCAGTTCCCGCAAAGACTTCACCGTCTTCATACTTACCAAACAAGCGGATGTCGCCTGAAACATAACCATCAAGCAACTTAACAGGAGTGTCTTTAGTCCATTCCCGCTTTGCCATCCACTGCCGCATGAGCGTTGTTTTGCCAGTTCCTGGAATACCAATGATACCAATCACTTTACTCACGAGAAGAAACCCTCTAATGATGTTTGCGATTCAGCTTCTGGATGATATTGATTCAGCATATCAACTCCACCTTTATCTTTAAGGTAATCAAACCACTCATCTTCAGCCCACATACTTGGCGAAACGCCATTCCAAAAACTTTTCCATAGCTTATGATCTTTGTTTAATCTACGATCATCAACATACTGCTTTCGGAGAGATTCATATTCCCACGAGCCAACATCAAGCATTTTCTCACGGAAGTAGCATACAAGCGAGATACGCTCCATGTCTTCAATAGAAGTTCCAGCAGGTGGCTTCAGCTCAGTGTTGCCGTGTATGCCGCCATGGTTGTTGATCAATAACAGATCTCCAGGACGGATGTTAATGCCAACACGAAACTCTGGAAGAACAAGATAACCACCCTCCCAATTCTTTGCTTTAGCAACAACAGTTAGATTAGAGAAACCTTCATTCAAGTCGCCAGCATCTCGGTGACATGCGGTGCGGAAGTTCTTATTCACAGTAACTGTAGTGAACGGAGTATCTTCACCCGCAACACGGAAGCGTGGATCTAGTTTAGCGGCAGCTTCATTCTGAATACCATATCGAATAGGCAAGTGTTCTTTAAACTTAGCGGACAACTGACGCATGAAAGGATAGCACTTCTCATATACGCTGTAGTTGTTCTCAGTGTACGCAGTCGCTCGACCATATGGGATGCGAGGATAGCGATCAAAGAAACCAGCAATACCTGACAACACCATGTTAGCATATGTTGTCTCAGAGATATAGTTCTTCTGTGTTGCCTTTGCGTCTTTCTGAGAATCTTCGGCAGACATACCTTTCCACTCTTCAACCTTATCACTGAAGAACGATTCATAGTTGTAGCCATTGTCGGTAATCTTAGAACGGATCCAGACAATACCACGTGACTCACCCTCAGCAGCCACAGCGTGTCTAGCTTTGATTCTTTCTACTGGATCAGTGTCGTCCTCAAACAAAGTAACTTCACGTTCAGCAAAGTGCTTCATAATGTCTAACTGTTCTTCAGTAACCCAATCACGACCGCCTTGCTTTGCTCCTTTTGGACCAGCAGCTAGACCACGATTCTGTGTGGGTAATGCCGCACCAAGTAATCCCTCATATGCGCCATGTTGTTGTTCTTCAGTGAATACGTTTTTACGAAACTTGAAGATAATGTTGTCTTCGTTATTCTCTCCGCCAAAGCCAGCAGGAGCATAGAAGTCAGTGTTCTCCTCACAGATAAAGTCCCAGTCAGTATCTTCCATATACTTGCCGAGTTTGTCTTCGCAATTATCCCAAAATTTAGCGGTAACAGTTCTGACTCCAGTTCTGTTATCTACACTAACGTCATATCTTTCGTTTATCACGCCAATCATATCATAAATCTCTCTAGACCGATATCGGTCATCTCATTTGTAAATGTATTCATATGGTCAATTTTCCCAGTATCTAGGAAGAGTTCCATTTTACCCTTATTCACTGAATTTGTCAAGTATTCATTTCGTAGTGTTTCTTTCCTAGCATCCCACATAGGAGTCCAGTCTATACCAACCCACTCATCACACTCGACTTTCTTTATTTCCTCAGCCTGTCTATCTATATAATATCCGAGATAGCGTCCTCTGCTCTTGCGGAATAACTTCTTGAATGAGCACAGCGCAGTTTCCATAGCAAAGAAGTCAGCCTTGTGAGCCGAGTCAGGAAACGCAGTCTTGACCTCAGCCAACATATCCGCACCCTCATCTTCCATCCACTGTATTTGATCAGCAGTCAACTTAGTGCTCACCCAGTCATCTTTACCCAGAGCATAACATAAACCGTTGCGGTGGGATTTAGATCCTGAGTAGTCATGTAACCATAGGTTTGGAACATCAACATTCAAGTCAGCACACTGCTTCAGAGTCTGTATATAGAACCAAGAAGTGTAACGACCAAACTTATGTAGAGAGTTGACAGCTTCCCACACATTAGCAAAGTTCTCATATTTATCACCATTACATAACTCGGCAAACGCTTGAGCTTGAGTTCTATCACCAACCCATGCTTTGTATGATTCAAACTGATCCGCTAGATGACCTTTGTTCCACTTAGTGTCAGTCTGATAACGTAGTCTTGAATAGTTTTCGTTGTTCCATTCTCTCAGACGATCTACACCAACCAGCTCCATATCAGGAAACTCATTCCAGATAAGATATGCTGTAGGGAAGTTGTATGTCGTACCATATAACCAACACAACCAAAGGCGCTGCTCTATATTATACTCAAACCGATCAAAGAAATAGTTTGTGATGTATAGTGCAGAGTCACAATCTTCTATCTCAAGACCCCACCCAAACCAATTGATGAATGCTTGCTTACGATGTTCACTTAGTCGATAATCCATTAAAAGAAACCCTCTAGAGTACTTGGCTCATCACCTATCAATTTATCACGCATCCAATATTCACCTACAGCAGCAATTGCTTCTTCTACAGTAGCGGTCTTTTTCTTACCAAAGCCATGTGATTCAAGCGACTCATTTGTAAGCTGCTTCACAACCTTAGCGTTAGTGGGTATGGCTAGATGAGGCATCTTAATTGCGGTAGCTCTGAACATCCGCTGTTCTCTCGCACAGGCAAATAGTGGCTGGTCAGATCGTAACGAGCCTGTCGGATCAACTGCCCAGAATACTAGACCATTTCTCTTATGCCAAGTAACTGATGATGGAGTACATGACAACTTCAATCGAGTCATACCATTATCAAAAGCATCACACATAACCTGTTCCCAGATAATTGTAGCGTAACCTTTACCCTCTTGCCCTTGGCGAGTTACGATCTCATATAGATTGATGTATCGTGATCTCTGACTATATGTAGCGAATACAAAGGCAACCAACTCACCATCCACTTCCAAAGCAAACGGCGGATTCTTATCATAGTTCTTGAATCGAAACCAAAGGCTGTGTGAAGAGTTGAGAAACTTAGTGTTTCTACCCTCTGGGGAGTCCTCTATGACTGCCTCCACCATCTCTTGTGTACAACGTACTAACTGCATTGTAGATCCCTCACTAAAGCGCCGCCACGTATTTTTTTTCCGACACTTAGCTCACCATTGTAAATATAAGACTGGTACATACCGCATTGTGTTGTATCACCGCAGCCGCTTCGATTCAGGATATCTTTGGTTGACGCAAACACTACACCATTGCTTCTGGCACTATACCATAATGGTCTTGCTTCGTTTCTAAACGCAGATAATGTTTTGTCTTTGGTGATACTACAGACTGCCATACTAGCAGGAGAGAAGTCATTGAGTGGATGTCTATTAGCTTCAAAGGACTTCAATATGAGCTCGCTATCATTTGCTGTCTCGGTGGCATACTTCCATTGGCTCATATCTTCTTGCGAGATAACGCCGTTATGGACTATGCTTTGATTGCCGTTAGAGAATGGTTGGTTGTAACGCAAGTCAGAAGTGGAGTAGCGGATATGACCAATAAGGTATATTCCGCCATCCTCATTGACCATACTGCTGATGGGGTATCTCTCTAGAAATTGGTCGCAAGGAATCCCTTCCTTAATGGTGTGAATTTCGCCATTCTTGATATAAGAGACTCCAGTCGCATGCTTGCCTCTTATCATTGACTGTTGGAAGACATTCTCGACTAGACGGATATTCTCCAAAGAGTCGCGACTCACTGTCGACCTTTCCAACCATACACCTATCACACCACACATAATATACCCTGAATTAGTTGATTTCAGTTATTATACACTACTTCACCAGATTAATCAAGTATTTTTTTCGCAATTTGTCTAGCCTTTTCTTTTCTTTCCTAGCTCTGTCTACTTGGACAGATGAAGCTCTGCTGGTGAAGTTTATACCAATAAGGTAATCGTTCGCTTGCTGAAAATACTTCGCCATGAACTCATTAAGTTTGTGTGTGTCAACGTTACCGTCAGCAGCGGCATATCTTGCTCTAATATACGATGGACGCTTCACCTTAATGAACAGCCCATTATATGTAACACATCCCTCTTCTTCATTTATTGTCTCTTCCGATTCCCACACGATAGTTGGGTTGAATACGGTGATGATATTATTAGGATCATCAGGATTCCCGACAACAAAAACCGAAAGGTTGATTCCACACTGATTAGCCGACAGCGCATAGGCACGATTAGCTATCATCGTTTCTTTAAGGTTCTCTGCCAACTCAACTGGATCCATCTGTGGATTGTCGAAGTCAAACTTCACTGTTGCTCTACGCAAACCAATATGGTCTAACGACATCAAATTATATATCATGGTGCTATCCTGCTAAACGATTTAACTTTCTCAAAACGGATCTGGCTGCGGAATTTATCAGTCAGAACGTCACCCTTGGTATGTGTAATGATAAAGACATTAGTGTCAGACATATCATTCAATAACTTTGTCAACTCATCAGTACCTGTAATGTCAAGAGAGTTATCAAACACTTCATCGAGTATCAGTAGGTTTGTGTTTGTTGAATTCTTCAGCTTTGCAATGGCTCGCCATGTAAGTAGTAAGGCGATATCAATACGAGTCTTTTCTCCCTCAGAGAAACTAGCATAAGAAAACTCATCACGATGGCGACTTTTAATAATTTCATTGAATTCCTCATCAAGTTCAAAGTTCACAAAGAAGTCTAATGCTGACAAGTATTTGTTCACCAGCTTATTCATAATAGGGACATACTGCTTGATGATCTTTGACTTAATGCCGCCATCTTTAAGCATAGTAGATGCGATCTCAAACAATGCCTTATCTTCTGACAATGCGCTGGCTTGTTTATTATACACCCCCAAGTCTGTCTTGTAGCTATCCAGTTTAATGGTCGCATCGCTGTCTACAGTAGATTGCTGCTCGGCAGTTTGAATCTTCTGCTCAACACCTTTGATCTGATCACCATACAAACTAATTTGCGTTTGACAATCACGTATCTTATTCTGAGCATCTTGTATCTCATACTGTATAGTATTCATCTGACTCAGCTCTTCATGCAGCTCATCATACTCAACCTTCAATTGGCTTATAGCGTCTTGCGTTGTATGCAGTATCTCAGCGGTCTTGTCGATCTTCTGCTTCTTAACTTGCATGTCAATGATCTGTTCGCAGGTCGGGCAATTATCGTTGTTGTCATAGAACTTGATGCGCTTCTCAGCTTTCGATGACTTATCATGTAGCTTATCTAAGAGCGTTGACATCTTATTTGACTTAGCTTCAGACTTTCCTTTATGAGAGATTGAGTCAATCAGAGTATCAGCTGTCATAGTAAGCGCAATACAAAGGTTGTCAGCATCCTGCTTTGACTCAACATATCCCTGAGCCTCATCCTTTAGCGAGGCAATCAGCTTATTGGCGTCCGAAGTAACCTGTCGAAGATATTCCTTTTGTACATCTATCTTCTCTTGAGTTATATCAAGTTGATAATTGACTTCAGCGATATTACGTTTGTTCTCAGAAACTCTTTCTTTCAACAAGAGATTCATAGTAGAGAATATCTGGATATCAAGCAAGTCCTCAATAACCTCTCTACGATCACGTGTAGATAACTGCATGAACGGAGTGAAGGATGCGTTGCCTAGAATAACGATCTGAGTGAACGATTTATAATTCAGCTTGAGGATAGTGTTCTCTAGAATAATCTGGTAGTCTCTCGCATTTCCAGGTTGGTCAATCAGCTTCCCATTCTTGAATATCTCAAAGAACACTGGCTTCATACCTCTACGAACTTTGTACTCAACGGTTCCTACATTGAACTCAATCTCAACCACACATCCCTTTTCGTTGATACTATTACAGAGCAACGCCTTATTGATCTTGCGGAAAGGTTTGTTGAATAGACCAAAGACGAGAGCGTCTAATATGGTCGATTTACCCGCACCATTTTCGCCTGTAATGACCGTGCTCGGAGACCGATCAAGCTGGATCTCTGTAGCCACATTACCTGTGCTCAGGAAATTCTTGTAGGATAACTTCTTGAATAGTATCATAATTTACAGTTTACTCTATTGTGAGGGATTCATTATATAACGAACGGAGCAAAGAGTCAAGCCTTTCTTTGGGTACGCTGTCAGATAAGCCTCCAACATACTTAGAGAGTATCGTCATAGTGTCCTCAGCCTCATTCACTATATCCTCATCGTCCTCTAGATTCAGGTTCATATGATCATCTACGATCTGAATATTGAGTGGATCAGACTTATACAGCTTGTCAATGAATAGATCAAACCAGTATGGATTGTCACACTTCTGCTTAATCACCTTGACATAGGTGTTCTTGAACCCGTCAAAGTCTACATCGAGGATATCGCTCATCTCCTTACCAGTCTCATTATAGAACACTTTATGGAACATAGAGTATGGATTGCGTATGAACTCAAGCTCTCGCTTATCAGTATCGTAGATATGGAAGCCTTTAGTATCGCCATAATCAGCCCATGTAAGCTCATATGGACAGCCGAGATACTCGATATTGTTTGTAGTTGACTTATGGTGGAAGTGACCAGAACACACAAGCTCAAACTTAGAGAAGTCCGCAATCTTCATACCGTGCTCGTTCATATTACCACGGTCCATCAGACAGCCAGCAATCTCTAGGTGACCAAACAACACTTGAGCTGGGGTGTCTTTCATAGACTGAATCGCAGCTGCGTAGTTTTGATTGTTTATCCAAGGCATGATGTGAATGTCGTGACCATCAAACTTCAGGTCAGTAGGCTCTGAGTAATAGTTCACATTAGACTTATCAAACAGCTCCCGCATGGAGTTCACATCATTAGTGTTCTTATATGGAACGTCATGATTGCCGACTATAACATGTAACTCAATACCCTCTTCAGCACACTTATCAATGAACATCTCTTTCATTCTGCGGAGAGTTACATAGTTGATATACTTGCGGCGATCGACAATATCACCCAGATGGATGATTGTATCAATACCCTGCTCCTTCAGGTGAGGAAAGAAGTGTTTGCTGTAAAACTTCTCAAAGTAGTCTAAGAAGTTTACGCTGTCATTACGAATACCGAAGTGTGTGTCGGTTACTAATCCAATTTTCATTGCTGAAGTTTGCCCTCTTCCGTTTCTTTCTTCTTCTTGATCTTTCTTCGCTTATTTTCTTCGAAGTCCTCAACAAACCTCGCCATGTAGTCTTCAGTCCACTCGCCATACTTAACGTTGTCATTGTAGTCATTACCAGAATCATGACCTTGAGTGTCCGCAGTATCACCCAACACATTAGTGTGCTCAGAGAACTTAATCTTCACATACAGGTTCTTTTTCTCTTTCTGTATTCTACGGAGGAACGCATAGTAGATGATCTGTGTGAAATACGCAAATGGGTTGTTCGACTTCTCAGGGTTGAAGTTGTCAATATATTGTAGGCAGTTCTCGATACCATCACAGACCATCTCATCTCGAAAGGTGTAGTTGATGAAGTTTGGTTTGTATGATAGGTGAGTCGCTATCTTCATAATGCAGTCAGCAATATAGTTCGAGACGATAGGTCTTGGTGCACCACTTTCCTTTGCGTCTATGACGCTCTGACGGAACTCAGTCATAGCCCCCAAGAACTTCTTGTTATCAACATAGTATGGCTTCTTCTTTGCTGCTTTTGACATAATATAATCCTAATGCATCGTTGTATTAGCTGTTGATTCTGATTGAGCCACGACTTTAGCATACACTTCCTGTATCTGTCTATCGGTCATCTGTTCTTCATCATCAGAAGAGAAAAATGAAGCAGAGCTATCACTTTCCATTGAATCATTTATTGTTTCTAGACATCTATTATAATACGTTATCATGTCCTCGTCAACCTCTGATTTCAACATAATTGCGCTTTGCTTTATGTGAAACAGATTCACTTCTTTAGTCAACGGAACCCATATTGTACAGATGCAAATAGGCGAAGCATCCTTTCTGGTGTGTACAGTTATCTGTACTGGGTCGATGATATGAAGATGCGTTTCGTCTTCAAATGTAACTTCAGTAAGAAGCGTCTCTCCATTGATTAGCTTAACAATCTCAATGCTCATTCTCAATCCCTATATTATATATTTTATATTCAAAATTTTCTTCATTATACATCTTAACTCTCACAGCAAAATGTTTCAGTGTATGGTTATTCCATGACTTCCAGCTCAGGTCGTCGGATATATCATACAGAGTAGCGACCTCTTTATCATCGCCCTTTCTCAAGCCCCTGCCGATCGACTGTAAATTTCTTACACGTGACTTACTAGGACTGGCAAAGATAACATTATGTAAATTTCTAATGTTGATGCCAGTAGAGAAAGTCCCATAAGACGCAATAATAACGGCGTTGTTTTCTTTTTCGGTGATAGCACGTACACTCTCTCTGGTATCGGCATCTACTCCTCCATATATAAAAAATACTTGTCTACCCTCTTCAGCAGCTTCGCTTATCATATCATATAAGATACGACCATGCTTATCAACATACTGGAAGAGTAATAGTGTATTACCTTTTCGTGTTAAAGTCAAGTTCTTTAGGAACGCATTACGCTTGGCGTGGCTTACTATGAAGTCCATTTCAGCTTGATATGTTGAGTTCTTCACAACCTTTCGAGTAGCATCATCATACTTTAAGACGAGACATTTGATACGGAAGTCTGATAGAGTCTTGTTGTCAATCAGCTCTTTAGTGGTGATCACCCGCATAACTGGACCAAACATTCCCTCCAACACCAGCTTATTGGTTACAGTTCCGTCTAGTGTTCCAGTGAAGCCAAACCGATACTTACAATCAACCATCTTCTCCATAATCTTAGTCAGAGACGTTGCTTTAAATAGGTGGGCTTCATCGCCGATGATTATATCAAATTGATCGAAGTATGATTTTGGTTGCTTGTAGATACTCTGCCAAGTACTGATAATTATTTTCGCTTCATCGACAGATTTAGCTTGACCTCCAGTAACAAGATGGGTATAATAGAACTGTCGCTCTTCGGAATAGTCATTAAAGTCTCCATTAAGCTGTGCTACCAATGATGTAGTCGGTACAATAACGAGTGCTTTCTTACAGGTCTTGCGTAGATAATACTTTAGTAGACAGTAGATGATAAACGACTTACCTGAAGCAGTAGGTGATAATATCAAAGCTCTGTGATTGCGAACAGCGTGAGCAACAGCTCTTAACTGATAGTCCCTTGGCTTCCACTTACCCTCTGTAAGAAACTTCTCCAAACCATTCAGCGGAATGTCAATTGTATCGTCGATACCATCATGAACAATAACTTCATACTCTCTATCAGCAGCAAACTTCTTTATCTTAGTGAGCAACCCTTTATAGATTTGCATTGTATTGACGTTGAATAGTCTTATCTTACCGTCCCACATCTTAGCTCTTACTGATGGGATGAACGAAGCTCCTGGAACCTCAAACTCAAAATAGCTTGATAGCTCCATAGCAATTCCACGATCGCATTCGACCTTTATGTGGACTTCATTCTTATTGTATATGTGTATCTGTTCCATAATCTAACCTGTCGTAAACTTAGCCCAATCAACAGCCGATTTGATTTGGAAGCCACGGTTGTTTATACTCTTGATTATCGACTCAAGATAGCCAACCTTTTCTTCCTGCATACCAAGCTGTAGATTAGCCTGAATCATCATATCGTCTGATTCTATATAGGTGTCTACTTCATTCTTCAATAATTTCTTAAAGAATTGCTGACGACCGATCTCTTGCAATTCGTCTTGATCAAGCTCGCCAAGATAATACTCAAGAAGTTTCCTCCGAGTTTTCTTTGACTCAGCCTTGAGCTTGAACAGAGCTATGCGCTCGCCCATAAAGATTTTTAGATATTTGTTGTGTACTTGGGGAATCTTGGCGCTTTCCGCACCAAGCTCAGTTTCATCAATCTTACTATCTTTGTCCCACTCTTTTACTATCTGTTCTACGTTCACATATCACCTCATTAAAAAAAACACCATTCACCATACTATTATACCGCATTACTTGATAGTCGTCAACTCATATTTCCTATAGTTGAATGTTACTTGGGCTTGTAGATAATCAACATCAGTTTGTTCAATGTTGAATTCAAGTGAAGAAAGGCTTGTTGGATACAAGTCTGTAAACTTGATTTCGATATTCGGGTTCATCGCAGCAGTAGTGATGATCATTGATCCGTCAGAATAGATGTTGCCCTTATCGCTTTTGGTTCGACCAAATGCTTTTGCTTGATCGAAGTTGTCTGGATAACCAAGACCGATCAACCAATCATATATCTCGCTGAAGTTCTTCATGTCTTCGTCAACACGAAAAGTCAGGGTGAACTGCCCGAACGACAACTTATCTCCAGGAACTGGTAGTTTGATGAATGGGTTGTTCATCTCAGTTGTTGTGGATAATGATATGTCAGGTATAGTCGCAGCTGTACAGAAATAGTTTACATGCGGTAAACGCTGTATGCTGAACCTGAATCCTATCGGCGATAAGAAACTCTTGTTGATTGGTTGTGTGTTTTGTGTCATGTAACTCCACCTTTAAATTGCTTACCCTCTATTTATAAGGCAAAAAAAAGAGGAGACCGAAGTCTCCTCTCAAAATGTTCGGTATAAACCGAATCTTTTTTCTTCTTATTCTTACATAAGGTTGTTAACAGTCACTCGACGGTAGTACGAGTTCTTGTCAGAATCAGCACCAGCGGCATCAACACCGATAACGCCATTACCTTCAGCAGTTGCGAAAGGATTAGCAACCATACCATAGCGAGTCTTAAAGCCGATTTTAGGCTGGAAAGTATTCTCGCCAACAGCACGAACCATTTGTAACGGAACGTATGGGCAGTAGAACAAGCCAGCGTCAAAGGCAGAAGAACCCTTATAGCCAAGAGTGAAGTAGTTAGTAGTAGTGTAAGGATCGATATAAACTTTAATGCGACCGTTTAATACACCAGCGAAAGTGTTACCAGAATCGTCTACTTGTAAGCTGTTGCTTAAAGCAGGAGCATAGTCAAGTACACCAGCCATTTGAAGAGCAGAAGCAACATCAGATGAACAGATCATCACGTTACCTTTACCACGACGAGTAGCTTTAGCGATTGCATTAGCTTCTTTTTCGATTTGGAACATCAAGCCTTTGAACTTCTCAACAGACCAGCGACCGTTAGAGTCAGTGTCTAGATCGAAAACACCAGCAGTAGTTACGCTATCTTGAGCACCAACAGTAGCAGTGATGTTGATAGTACGAACAACTTCGCGGTTGATTTCAGCAAGGATCTCAGCAGACAAGATATTGCTTAACTCTTGCTCAGCGTCTAGACCATGTACAGCTTTAAGATCTTGAGCAAGTTCCATTGTGTACTCAGCTTTAAGCGCACGGCTCACAGCAACTACAGAAACTTTATCGATCGAGAAAGCCATTTCGTTGAAAGCATTGGCAGCGCCATCGCCTAATTTCTCAGCATCATCAGTGTCCATACCAGTAGATACTGTGTAAGTACCAGAAGGATCAGTACCAGCAGCAACACCAGCAGCACGAGCACCAGCACCGTTACCGATGGTTAGTTGAGAAGCAGCATTACCTTGCGCAGAACCAGAGAAAGTAGTATCAGCTTCGCCGAACAAAGCCTCACCAACACCAGTTTGGGCAGTGTATTGAGATTTCATTGCAAAGATAAGTCCAGTTGGACCAGTCATAGGCTGTACGCCACAGATATCATATGCAATCAAGTTAGGCATAGAGCGACGAACAAGGCTGATCAATACAGGATCAAAATTGTCAACGCTTGCGCCAGTTGCGTTAGCAGGAGCTGCTTCACCTAAAAGGCTAGGAGCGTGTGCGCCCATCTGGTGACCAGACTGCTCACGTGCTGCTTTTTCTTGGTTTTCTAAAAGTGTAGCAATAGTTGAACGCTTGTGTGCGCCGTCAATCTTTGGTAGATCAGCGTGCTCAAGGACAGGTTGCCACTTCGCTTGTAAATCGTTTGTTAGAATCATTAGGTTCTCCTTAAATAAGACCTTGTAGTAGATACTTAGTTATTTATAATATTTTACTTTTTAATGCTTTTTGAAATGGCATTCAAGTAAGCAGACATACCCGCATCAACAGGCGCTTCAGTCTCTTCAGCAAGCTCAAGAGGCTCATCATCTAGAATTACTTCTTCAACGACAACTTCTTCTTTAGTGAAGTAGTTCTCTTTGATCACCTCTAACTTAGCAGCAAAAGATTCTTGGTCTTCAAATTCAACACCTTCAGACAAAGACTTTAACTTAGCAGCTTGAGATTCAGTAATGCTTCCGCAAGCAGCAGACAAGATCACAGACTTCTGTGACTCAATCAACTCTTTGCGAAGAACGATGTTTCTTTCCATTTCTTCGTTGATAGAAGATTCGAGATCAGTAACTTTAGACGCTAATTCGTCAACCAAGTCAACTTTCTCTTCTGGGATATCGATGTAGTTTTCAGTGAACAGACCGCGCAATCCAGTCATAAAGTTCTCAACGATCTCAGCACGGATGCCTTGCTCGACTGCCAACTCATTCTCTTGCATCCACTCTTCAGCGACATACTCAAGGTAGTCGTCTAAGCGAGTAGACAGAGACTCAGAAATAGTAGTCTTTTCAGCTTCAAGTTCAGCTTCAAAATCAACAGTTACAGATTCAAGAATCTCGTTGACCTTAGAAACAACAGCAGCTTCGAAGATAGTAGTGGCTTTAGATACAAAATCTTCTGAAAGATCTTGACCGCTAAACATTGCTTCAACGTCTTCTGATACGACTACGTCTTCGGCACTGATTTGACGGATCTCTTTGATTGATTGTGTTTCGATTTCTTCAGAAACTTCTTCAGCTTCAAAACCTTCAACCTTCAAAGACGCCATAATTGATTCGTATGATGCGCTGATGTCGTCTTTCTTCATGCCTTTAACAGCATCCATCATTGCGTTGATCATACCAACTTTAGTTTTTGGTAAAGAAGTTTGCTTGGGAGCACCTTTCTTAATGTCAGCTGCTGAATCGTCGGCGATTTTCTCACCGTCAACCACAGAATCAACTGTTGCTTCATCAAGGGCATCAGTTGTTTCTACAACACCCTCTAGTTCTAAATCAGACATGGATTTCTCCTTTAAATTAATTGAATACAGTCTATTTATAAAAATTTATAATTTGGAAATAAAGTCGCTAAACACAGCCATTTTCGCTTCTTCTAAGTCGCGCATCGTAGCTTTTTGTATCTTCTTCTGGTATTCCGCAACTTGTGATTCACGGATGATGCCATTTTCCCAAACCCACTCCTTTCCTTCCATGATGCCTTGTACAAACGCATCTGGAGCGGATGGATCAGCCACAATATCAGCTGCAGTAGCTAAGTAGAAGTCACTCTGCACTTCGCCAACACCGCTTTTAGTTTGCTTAACCGAACCCATTCCCCGAGACGAAACACCTAATTGAGCGCCCTCGTCCATTAATGACTTAACGATAGCACCATAAGGTGTTTCAGTCATAATTTTTGCACGACCCATGAAGTTTGAGCCATCACGCTCTAACTTAGTGATCATATGAGATACACGCTCTAGGTTTATACTTGGACCTTGTGGATGGCCAAGCTCACCATAAGCACGATTCTTCTTAACATAAGATTCGTTATATCTATTTATCTCTTTGTCCAAAATCTCTGCAGGATACACTCGACCGTTACGGTTCTGGATATCGCCTTGCAAGAATACGCCCTCGATGAAATACGACTTCTTGCCGTTTTCATCTTTGGCTTCGGTTAGATAATTAATATCTTCATTTACTTCGCATATGAGTTTCATATTAGTAACCTACGTTTGCTATAGCAGAGACCTTGAAAGTTGTCGCTCCACGCAAACCTTGACCGTCTGCTAAGTGAATAACAGCGCCAGAAGTAGCAGGAACCCAAACTGATCCTAATGCTGCATCTGCGGCAGTGCGTGTGAAGAGTTCAACTGCAGAAGAAGCAGAATTAAACACATAAACTGCGTGTTGCCCAGTTGTATCAAAACTTGTTGTTCCTGTGGCTAGTGCCGCAGCTGCGCCTAATACCTTCATGACTTACCTCCGAATGCGATGTCAACCAACTGAAACATTCCTTCAGGCGATTTCTCTAACATCTTCTCAGCCTTTGCTGAATTTGCAGGGTTTAATTTATTTAGCATGTTAACAAGAGCAGATGCAGTAGTCATGTCAATTGTCTCAGACTTACCGTTACCAAACTTAACTTTCTTGGCAGACTTAGTCTTTACAATATCGTTTAACTGGTCGACAACTTTGCCTTCAGCAAGGTCTGACACTTCAACAGCTTCTTCGCCTAGTTGTACTAGGAATTTGCCGCCAGAGTCTTTTACAGCCTTACCTTTATGCTTTTTTGCGAGCTTATCCGCCTTTGATTTATCAAAGAGACCAGCATCAGCGTATCCGTCATCAGACTCACCAGTACCTTTTTGATTCAGATACTTTTCTTCAGTAATCTCTGCACGATCGCCATCAAACTGATGATCGCCAGCAACTGGATGTTTTGTTACAGTCATTTTATGTTTTGCTTTAAAATCCTGCTCACCCTTGGCGCGTGGCTCCAAAACATCCTTTTCAGTATTGTCATTTGGACGACCGCCAGAAGCAGCTTCGGAAACGAACGATTTAAATCTTTTGATAGCCATTATTCTGCCTTATTCCTCTGGTTCTTGATCAGCATCTGGTGCTGACATAAAATTTGTAGAGACATCGTGTGTCTTTATCTCTATAGAATCCTTAATTTTATCCATCAATAAATCATTAACAACGTCCTTAAACGCTGCTACATCACCATTTACCGCAGCATTAATAGCGTCAATCGACGTAACTGCATTTTCTTCATCACTCATAATATTCTCCAACATACATATGTATTATATTTATAAGAGCAATAATCTTTATTCAAGATCATCGCCATCTTCTTCGCCCGCACCCTCTTCTTGCATCTCACCGTCCATCGTTTCGATGTCTTCTTCAGACTGCATCAATACCGTTTTACGAATCCACGCTTCCGAGAAATACTTACCAGCGTACTGATCAACGTCTTGTAATAAAGACAGACGCTCTCTCATAACTTCAGATGTTTTTAGTTCAGAAAAGTGGTTGTCTTCAGCAAAGTTGAACCGCAACTCTTTGGATATTTCTTTCCACTCATCTTTAGTGATAACACCCTTCAATAAGAGCTGCTTCTCTAAGATGATTAGGAATAGTTCTGAGAATCTACTTCTTAGTCTCTTAACAAACTTTGAAAATTTCAACTCATCACGATTAATCTCTGATGCTCGACCAAGATTGAACTGTCCGTCAGAGGATAGTCTTGATGAAGGAACATTTAATGATTCGTATAGTTTTCTTTTGAAGTATTCAACGTCATCCATCTCGCCGAGGTTTTGACCTCCTGGAAGTGTGGTTATCTCTGTGCCGCTGCTGCCCTCTCTTCGAGGAAGCCAATAATCTTCAAGCATGGTTAAATGTTTACGGGAATCATTAACCGCACCAGTGTTAGCATCATACACTAACTTATTCTTGTGCTTAACCATCATATCACGCAAGTATTGCTCGGCTTTAGCCTTTGGCAAATTACCTACATCTATGTAAAAAATTCTTCGCTCAGGAGCGCGTGCGAGACGATAAATTACAGTCGCGTCTTCCAGCATACGAAGTTGGTTTAATGGCTTCACGGCTTTTTGTAGATGACCGAGAACCAAGCTGTTCTGTTGATCCATCACACCACTATGTACATATGCTATAGAGTCAAGGGATATTTTAACACCTTGATTGCCTGCAGCAACGCCTTTACTGGAGTAGATGAAGTATTCGTTGTATTTCTTTGGAAGAGCTTGTTTGTTCTGTATTCCAGCATTAGCGCCAGAGTCACGTTTTTCTGACCGCACTTTTTTGATCTTTCGCGGATCAATATACCTTAGCTCTTGTATGCCTGCCGAAATATTGGCAGTGTCGATCATAATATGGTAGTATAGACGACCGTCTACATACCAATTTCTGAAGATGTCATAACCTTTTGTGTCAAAGTCTAATAGACTCAACACTTCGTCAAACTCTTCTCGAATTCTTTTCTTTATCGTGTCAGCGTGTTTAATCTCATCAACAACAACTTCCACCGCCGACTTGTTATCTTCAAACACAACAGCTTCGTTGATAATATCATCTACAGCCTTATCGCATTCACCTTGGTGAGACATCTCTCTATATCGCGTGATCAGTGCGGTCTCGGATTTTGCCGAACCCTCTAAATCAACTGTGGTGCCGAAAGCCCCACCAGCATTTACATCCAAAGCCCCATCACTGTTAGGTGGTGGTGCGAATGACTGCACTGTGGGTGAAGTTTCTTCTTCTTTGCGTCCGATCTGGAAGCCGAAAAGTTCTAATGCCATCTTGATAGTATCCTCATTATTAATAGGGGCAACACATAGTATTTATGCGTGCCCCCAGATCACTTTTTAGGACTAGATGCCGCCAGCATTGCCAGTAGAGCCGCCCGCAACTTCCCAATAATCATACTGGAATGTTACGCCATACTCTTGGATGCCTTCGTTATCCCACGCTAAGTCGATAGCACCGACTTCTGAAGGATACAAGCCAACAAAGTTGTAAACACGGAGTATTGCGCCGTCTTTACCGAACTGTGTTACTTGAGCATTAGACTTATACAAGCTAGGAGCAGTACCGCCAGCAGTATTCAAGTTACCCTGAGCACTGTTGATAGAGTGTGACCACTGTTCCATAGCATTACGGATGCCAAAGTCTTCGTCATTGATAATAGTTGGTGCCCATTCAGCATAAGTGCGGTTTCCAGCCAACTTGATTTGGCGACCGAAGTATGGAACTTCAACCGTACCAAGTGTAGAGGCAGGAATTTGCGCAGCTTTCACCATGAATGAAACTTGTTGATCAGCAACACCATTGATTGGATTTGTAATCTGGACTTGGAAAAGCGATGACCGAGCACCGCCCCCCTTTAAAGCACCAGAGAAATCATTTACGTTAAACGCCATTTTTAAATCTCCCGATAATCTTTATATTTATGCGCGACCAACAATCTCAGAGAACTCAACACCGCTGCGTACTGCAACAAAGTTCAACTGAATAAAGTTGATTGATCGGGCGGGTTTAATGTAGATATCACCAATGAATTCATTGCGGTCTACAACTTCACCAGTATTATTTGTTCCGTCACATACAACAACGAAATCAGTAATACCACGACGACCTTGAACATCACGCAAGAAAGGTTCTACCAAGTTTCTGAACTGGCTTCGAGTGAAATCATCATTGAATTCAAACAAAGTGAATTTAGAAGCAGTAGAGATAGCCTTTTCTAAAACGATAAACAGGCGACGAACATTGATACGATCAAACGCAGATGGCTTAGACAATAACGTCTTATCACCGAACAGTACAGTACCCTGTCCAGGAAATGTAGTTACTGGGTTGATGCCTTTCTTGTAAAGGGCATCACGATCGCCTTTGCTTGGGTTATAAGCAAGTTTGATAACATTCTTAACGTTGCCACGGTTGAAGCCAGCAGGTGAGAACCATGGATCACGAACCAAGTCCGTTTGAACCATAAGACCAGCAGTGTCAGCATTCAATGGAACATAGCGATAAACATCATTGTACTTATCGTACTGATATTTCCAGCCAGAATCCATAACGGCATATGAAGATGATGGCAAACCATTACGGAATGCGATAACGTCTTCAGTTTCTTTGCCAGCATAGCTATTGTTATTGACAACATCAGCACGCTCTGGAGACAATACAACGATACAATCTTTACGAGACTCAGCAATATTGCTGATCAAGTGTGTCGCTAGTGTAGTGTCAGCACTGCCGCCGAGTAGGAAAGAAACATCAACATCTTCAGCAGACTTAAATAAGTCATAGCCGTTGATTTTGTTTGCTTCAGTCAAGTCGCCGCCACCAGTACCACCAGCAAGATCCACGTTAGTTACAGCAACGGTTTCAGTGGCGAAGTTAGTAGACTTCACAGCACCAGAACCGTTATATGCTGCGCCGCCGATGCTGAGATAAGCAGACTGCTGGTTGATAACATTTAACCAGTAGTTGCCAGCACCTTGTTCAGTCTTAGCATCAACAGCAAGCGAAACGCTCGAATATGTTTCTAGAACTGATCCAGCAACGCCAGTAAATGCGCCTTCAGCGTCAATTACAACAACGTGCACTTCATCGTCTTCACCACCAGATGCAAGAGCATCAGCAGTTGTAACAGGAGCATCGTCAAACAGACCGTAGTATTCCCACTTACGATTCAATGACTTCTCAGTGCTTTCTCCCACTGCAATTGTGTCGGCATCATATGGCTTGTTCAGAGTGATTAAAGTATCAGAACCAGACGCAGCGAATGATTTTACTGTGCGAGTCAATTCAGTGTTATTTGGACCAATAACGATTGTATCACCGACTTGTAAAACGTCAGTAATGTCATCATCATTAGTAACAAGGATTGTACTAGCACCACGTGTTGCGCTGTAAGTTACCCCAGTGTTTGATTCCCATGCTCTTCCTCCAGCACAGACAGATACTTTGAGCGAATTACCCAATTCACCAGCATACTTAGCATAAAATGTTTCAGCAGAAGGGATTGTTGAGTCTTCGTTTTTAATTAATGCGGCGTTACCAGCTGTTCCAGCAGCATTTCTAGCGTCTGTATGAACAACACGAACTACGTTCAGTGCGTTTCCATATGCTAAAAAGTTGGCTGCGGTGAAAAAATCTGTCGCATTGTTTGAGTTTGGTTTTTGGAATATGCTTACGAGACGATCTTCGCTGTCGACCAGAACACGCTGATCAGCTGGACCCCAACGAAATGCACCAGCAATCGCACCTTCAGTGGTGGATACAGCAGGGACAACCGTTGTAAGATCAATCTCACTTACATTAACTCCAGGACTTACTTGGAATGGCATTGTTATTCTCCTTTGAAGAGTTTTAATTTTTCAATTCAGACTTGATATTTATAAAAACTCAAAGTTTAGTAATTATTGAAGTTCCCGCGTGTGACATAACTATCTGTGTCGAACGCTTCTGATTGCGGGTGGACTACAACGTTCTCATCGGGCATACCATCATCGTGAAATCCGAACGGCAGCATACTCTCCATCATCTCTTTATTAGACTTTTCTCTCAGCTGCATTACAGTACTGATGTCTGTCATATCTTTAAAATATGCTTGATCGCTTAACCAAGCAAATAAAACGAGACACATAACAAGATCGTCATGCGCCCCTGATTCAGCTTCATACGAGTTTCTCTTTCTCGAAAAAGTTGACAATTCTTTTATGGTTTGGAAGTCATTGAGTATCAGTTGTTCTTGTTCGATCAACAACTTCAGGATTGAACAACCCACAGCCTTAACGCTCTTTGTTGTCCGTATACCCTTGTCACAACGCTTACCAAAACCAGTAGAAATTCTTTTACCAGAGCGTCCTGCGCTTTCGGTGTATAGAATGTTCTCATACTCATACTCATAATGTACCAATTCAGCAACCTGTTCTCCAATGTCGTTTATTTCGACAAGAACGGTTGCTTCATTATATCTTTTACCAGTTCTATATATTACTTCTGCATATTCAGCAGGAGTGATAAAGTTATCTCTATACACACAGACCTGCTCGTATGGCATTTTTGTGATGTCTATTATCTGGAACGCAGAGTAATCAAGTCCCTTTCCTCTAGATACATCAACGATACATGCGTATTGATGTTCTGGTTCAGGCTTCTTATACATTGAGATACCACTACCCTCAATGATAGGCTCTTGATGGACTAATGTTTTTAGCTTACCACCATCAATAAGTGTGCCCGAACTACCGAGAAATTGACACTCATATTCCTGAGCGAATTTCTCATGATCATAATCCATAGCCTGCAACGTTTCTTCTTTCCACGCAGCGTCACGTCCAGGAACATCATCCCAATTAACTTTAACAAACTGATAACCATTTGTGCCTTTACTCGCACCCTCACAGGTCTTGTAAAAATGGTTCAATCCATTTGGTGTAGATGTCAATAGTATCTTGGTTGTGTTACCCGATGATATTGTCGGAAACACTGAAGCAAAGAACTCATCCCAGTTCTCTACGAATGCAGTCTCATCAATATACAAGAATGATACAGACTTACCACGAATAGCGGATGAGGATGTCGCCGCAGCAATGATCTTACAACCATTCTCAAAAGTAACCGAACCCTTGTTCCACTCAACAACACCCTGTTGCATCCATTGCGGTAATGCTTCATATGCTATCTTGATTCGATCTAGAATCTCACGAGCAGCGTCACCTTTGTTTGCTAATAATGCAACAGTCTTATGTTCGTTGAATAGTATGAACTGTAAGATAACCGCAACCGCAGTTGTTGTCTTACCAGCCTGTCGTGATGTTACTACAGCCGCTCTACGATTATTGGTTATCTTGTCAATAATCTCGCGCTGATAATCATACAGGCGCATTGGTATTAAGCCGTGATCTACATGAACAATCTGTATGTAGTTCTCAGCAAAATAGATCGGATCTCTAGCGCATTTCACATATTCTGCGACTTGCTCTTGAGTCCAATTGATTTGAACGCCCTTCTTTTTTAGAAGAGCATTGCCATTATATGTATCAACCAATTACAACAACGCCTTCTTTGATCAATCGATCTCTATTAGCCAGATGTTGTGCGTCAACGTCATCTTTTGATCCGCCAAAATAAGGAACAGCATGCCCCTCTTCGATCATGATCTTCGTGGCTGGACGCCATGAATCAGTTGAAAAATCGTATACGTCAAAGTCACCGAGTACACGACCAAACTTACCTTTCATGTCTTCACCTTTCTTACTGACTTGCGTTTTGAGAATAGATGTTTTACCGAGCAATGACTTCAGTCGCGCTTTAGCCGCTAGACCGAACTGCTTCTCGACTTTATCGCGTGTGCGTGATTCTGGAGTATCAATACCCATGACACGAACACGCTCACCTTTGAGCCAGACACCAAAACCTAAATCGATGTCTACGTCTACTGTATCGCCGTCAACAACTCGAATAATCTTACATCTATATTCATACATTTTTATCATCACCATTAATTAGTTTTTGAAGATCCGCAGTGCTGCCGACATACAATGTGTTGTTGGTCACGCCAGCTGGGGTGTCTTTTGTTTCTTCTTCACGTAAAATTTTGACTTTCTTCTGTATATCGAGCAAGTCTTTATTCGCCTCAACTAAGGTCTTCGTTAGCTGAGAGACCACCTCGAACGCCCGAGGATGCTCGCTCGCCTTTGCAAGCTCTAATAGGTTATCTAAGGCGAAGGATCCTTTCTCTATAACATCATAGAGATTATCTCTTGCATAATGGTAGTCTTTGGAGATGTCATCTGGGAGAGACTTAGCCTTTTCTTCAAAGTTGGCTCTCCTTAATGAGTGGGTGGGCGCATCATCTACTAGCTCTGATTCTACGTCAAATATCTCATTCAAATTATCTGTAACATTATTTTTCATATCAATTATCTTTTTTAACTACTGAAAAAATCTTCTTTATCAAACGCAAACCCAAAGTTGTTGTCTGAAGTTATTGTAGATGTCGCCACACTAGCAGAGGAGTTTGCTGTCGCAGTGCCGTCAGGCAGTAATCCAGGAGTCAATGTCGTTCTGCTCTGAGGATCTACAGCTGGGTTTGGAACAAACGTTTCAGAGGGTATTCCAATGTCAACGATTGATCTCTTAATAACACCCTTAGTGCTTACTGGACCGAAAATATAACCCTTGACTGTGAAGTTAAAAGAGTATATAATAGCTCTGCGTGTTTGATAATCTGCTTCATATGAGTCTTCTATTGACATGCCTTGTAGTACAGTTGGTATGTCATAATAGTGTCCTGTCTCTGGAACCAACTTAACACTATGTGTGAACTCAGGTCTGAAATAAGGAAGTATCTGCTCAACTACTTGTACAGCATCTTCGTTATTCGCAAACATCCCATATAACGTTATATTTATATCATACGGAACAGGTGTGAATTGTGATGACATCGCCTGATTGTTTGTTCCAACACTAGTGTTTCTCTGTAGCTTATTCAGCCCACGATTAGCACTGTATGACATATCAGTTATCTCAAACGAAAGTCTAGGAAGTTGTGTTGCCACTTTCCTGTCTAAGTTTGGATCTTGATTCAGCCTTGCTAGAAACTTTTCTTTTGGACCATATGCAATAGGAACGCGAATTGCTTGTGTAGCATTTCCATCGTTATCTTTACGCACAATATCAATATCATTAAACATTCTTCCGAACATAATGATGTATTTTCGTAGTGCGCCGTGATCGTAGTGTGATCCGAACATTACCAGCTACCTCCTTCACTAAATGGATTCATTTCGCTGAAGTCAAGGAAGTCGTCAGATTCTGTGTTGAAGAGATCATTGGTGGCAGCTTTGTCAGTATTCTCGATAGCATAACTCTCATCGACAATACTCTCACCAGACTCAAGAACAAGATTGTCTCCGTCCTCAGCAAGTATCTGGGTATCCATCATATCACCAGAGTATGCGTCTTCAATACCGTCAATCGCAGGAATGCCAGTGTTAAGTCTCTCGTGGCTGTATTCGAAGAGTTCACAACGCAAGTCGTATGTTTGCAGAGAACCCATCTGATAGAATACAGACTCATGCTCAACAAACTTCACTTCAAATATCTTATTATTCAGAGGGAAGTATATTAGATCTCCTTCTGATGGTCTGCCGATAGTGTTTGTTGTATTCTCAAGCGGTATCTCTTCATCGAAACGTTTGCGCGCAACAGTAAGAACCATCTCATCGCGGATCTCGATATTGAACTTTGAGAGGAAATCACCCTCGCCTTCAAACCCATCAACAGACTTGATATACATCTCAACAATATGTGCGTTGGTCACATCACTGCCATTTACTGTATTAAATTTAGACAGTATGTCTTCGCCAAATAACTTATCTTCGGCAATAAGTTTTCTTGGCATGTAGTAACAGTCAATTCCATAGATCTTTATTGATTCAATGATCAAATTCTCTATTAGATTTTGTTCGCCACTAAAATCTTGATTGTTGAAATATAAGTTTGTCGCCATAATGTTAGCCTATCATGTCCATTGCTGGCATTGAGAATTTCTTCTGAACTTCTTCTTCTAACTTAATTATTTCTTCGTTAGCTTCTTGCCAGATAGTCTGACCGTTGAATGTTATTCCTCCTGGAAGTTGCATTCCTTCAAACTTCTTCATATTCTCGCCCCACTGTCGCTTAATTAAAGCTGTAGCGTATTGACGCAACCACCAATCACCCCAAACAGAAGTGTATGTGTCTGGATCCAATATTTTGTAGCACTCGATGATTATATACTCACCGACCGACACTTGTTTCCAGTCCATATCAATCTGCAGTCTATCAGTATGTCTACTGAACCTGATTGGCTTTTTGCCCACAAATAGTTCTTCAAGCAGAGCAATCCTTTCCATTGAAGAAACATAGTTTTGGACTTTGGCGTGAGACCAATCATAAACGTCATTCAACGTCATCTGATATCTCATATTGAATATGTTGTTGGTGTTCAGACCAGTACCGATAGGGAATATGTTGATAACACCCATGATGGTCTGAGGGATAGCAAGATATTCGTTAGATATATCATCTGCTGTCAATTGGTGTTTGAGGAATGTTCTCTCTGTGCCGTCATAATGATAGTCTTGATAGAATACAAGAGCGTCATCAACGCGATCATCCAGCTGCATTTCATCAACGTTGATCTCTACGACAGGTGCGCCAAGTCTGCGCAAGCAATATTTTTTGAATTCTGTTCTTGTTGTCGGTGTCGCCATGTTTAATAGTCTCGAAGTCTAGAATAATCAAGACTATTTATAAGAAACGGAACTACTCTGGACTGCGGTCTTCTACTTCTACAAAATTGCCATCTTCGTCTATAATATATGGTGTAGGAGCCACAACTGCATTTTCTATAATATAGTCTCTGTAACTGTCTCTAAATTGTTCTGTCCAATTTTCAGCTCGGTGTGCAGAAACTGCATCATACACGACCTGCAAGCCCTGACACCGCTCAAGGTTCCACTCGATTAAGTCATCAGTCAATGGTGCGAATATAGCTTCTTCTACAGAGGAAAAGCAATCATATTCCGTTTCGAATGTGATACTCAGTTGCTTGAATTGATCGTCGAGAACTTCAGAAGATGTGATGGTGCACGATATCGGTATCATGGCTCTATATACCTCATTACTGAAATTTGGTTGTCTGTAGAAATTGGAGGATATACTTGTGTCTGTCCATAACCCCCGAAGTTTGTGTTTGGCGGCTTTTGGTCACGATATGCATATGTCGTGTAAGTGCCAGCAGCTGTGCCCCACAGTTTGGGATTAGATTTGTCATGTATAGACTGTATACTCATTTGACACCCACCACTGTACTGTAGATATTGATTAGTGCCAGAAAAATGGTGCGCCTTTACGTTGGGAGTTGTCCTATTGGAGATCAATCTTGCGAGACCAGAAGGTGTACTCCTGCCTTCTCGCCATGCCTGCGATGGACCAAAGGCATGATCAGATGCTGTCATATGCATTACAATATCACCATATTTGCATGGATATGAAAGAGCATCCCTATAACCATAAGACTCTTCTGAATAGGTGGTAGGTCTGGTTCCGTTTCTTAGATAGTGTCCACCCGACCCAGTCAAGTCTGCAGGTTCCCATTTTCCTGGAAGAACCAAAAGGCTAGATGAATTCCACCAATTGGTATTCATAACCTTATGCCTAGCCTCAACGAGAGCAAGATCAGAATATGGGATGTCTAAGTGGACATAACTAAACTCGCTGTGCCCCATCTCGTCCATATTAAGACTGCTATTGTCATCTTGTCTTTCGGGGTTCTGAGCCGATAAACCATAACTTCTATCCGCATACCACCCTTGCATAGAGATTAGTTTTGTTGCTTCATCGCTGCCACCTAGAGTGAAGTCTGTAAGTTCATCAAGATAGTTACCAGATGAAAGTCTGGCAAGCTCGAGATTATAATTACTGGCGGTGGTGAATTCATTGATTCTTAATTTAGTCAGAACATTTGAATCGGTAGCACTCTCGTTAGTTGGACGCAATCTAGCGTGATGGAATACAAGAGTGGTGTGTTTAGTATTTCTTGTCTTTTCGTGGTGGTGTCGATATCCCGAAGAACCTAGAGTAGATGGGCTTGATATACCCTTTCGAATTCCAAAGTTATAAGATGCGGTTGGGATTCTGTTCACTACATTCACTAAATTATGACCCTGGAAATCAAAGTCATCATTTGTTGCACCAGCAACAGTGAAGATACCACCATATGGATCTGCAACAAAGTCATTCCTAGCACGTTCTTGGCTGGTGAAATTATTCGCTGCGAGATAACCCATCAATGACGGGATCTCCCATTGTTTGAGATTCTTCCCTTTATTTCTGAAGTCTGAGAACTTTATCGTGTTTCCATATGTAGGTATTTCGTGCGTTGACTCTATCGCAAAGAACACATTGTTCGCTTCACCGCGAGGGACATCCATTTTTTGCATAAAATTTTCGGACGTATTCTTGACTACACCACCATCGATAACCATTCCTGGAGCTATATCTTGATAAGTTGCATTTTTCTCCTTCAAGAAATAATTTGCATCAACCACACCATTAGCATGGTTTGTTATATCATACAACCCGCCGCTTGTGTAGTGAGAAACCTCGGTAGTGTCTGCTAATCCTCTAGAAAACGCGCCTCTAAAATCGCCATAAAAACCATTTTCAGGTAGGGAACTACCAGCAGCATGCGTAGTCTTACCAACGCTCAAGCCATTTTGATGGTCGCGCAGAATAGTCGCGTATTTTCTTCCTTCTGGTTTAGACGCATCGTACCTGAGAATGAACCGCAATTCACTATAAGTATTAGTATCATATTTGTCTGACGCAAAACTTGCATCAGACGTCAATCCTCTATAAAAGCCGCTCAGATATGCTTGGGAATGAGTTTGGTTGGTGTGTTGGGTGTAATTATTAGCGAAGCCGAACTCATCTAAAAGACCATTATGGTATTCAAACGAATTATCTGAGTTGGTGTTGGCCACAGTAACCGTTTTCTTAAATCGGATACTCTTGTGACTTGATGATGATGGAAATATCGGCATTATTATTTTCCTATCTTATTCTTCTTGCAGCCAAGGCAAATCTCTAGCTACTGGTGCGCTTTGCTTCATTTCAATGATACCATCGACCATAGCCTTGATTCTATTAGCGTCTTCTTCAGATATATTCTGTTCTATCCACCCAACCACAGTAGCTGCTTCTAAAGAATCAAAGGCTATGGTTGTTTCTGTGATAGATGGGTCGATCTCAGTATTGTAGGCGACATGCGCTACTGTACCGTCATCAGCAGTAGCTACATATCTCCAGTTTATGTTACAGACCAAACCCGCTGTATCATCAACAGTTTTAGTGTCAAGATAAGTAATGTCGTAATAGTATTCGGTTGCCATGTAATTTCCTGCGATTAATTATATTCTAAGTTATGAACTATTTATAAGGAATACACTTCCTATATTTTGATTTTTTGCTTTTTCATCTTTGTTGCTGGTATAGACCCGCTTTGTATGCACTTCTCCATTAAAGATTCCTGAGTAGAGTTTGATGGGTGTTTCACAAACATTCTATCACCAGCATCATTGTATGCGACCCAAACATATTCACCAACCACCCCATATACTTCTGCTGAATATTCTACTGGATAATCGACTTCTAATTCTGGAAGATAAAATGACTTAGCGAGTACACCCTCCCTTTCCATATCACTAACCTTTGCATTGTATGCGTACATCCAATTGAAATTATTAGAACCAAACCCAGAAACATTACAAACAACTCCTGGAATACTATTATCATATATGTATGTTGGTGTCAATTCATCTGTACATACCATGTCAAGCCTGCCGTGATATGCTTCATTCTTGAGTGTTAGGTATTGAATTGTATCTTCCCCTATAAGAATATCCTCAATGAATGGAACCTTTGCAGCCTTTCTTGAGTACCACGTCACCCTGCAATGTGCTTCAGTCTTCTCCGAATACAGTGCTTGCTTTCTATAGTATTTCTTTTGCTCAACTATCTCTCTATATGAAACTGATTTACTGGGCAACACTGAGTCTAGATGATCTGTGTTTTGTATGAGATGGTCAGACGGTCTGGTGAATGGGAATTGAGGTTTGACATACAGGTCTTCTTCTGTTAGTGAATCAACGCCACCTTCCTCAACTTTCCTGCGAATCAAATCGTGTTTTTTAGCGTCAACAACCAAAGCAACTTGATTGTATAAACAAATACAATCTGGGGGTGATTCTGTATTGGATATATGTTTGTACATCCATACGCCATGCGGTGTTAAGTAGTCGTCGCCGTCAATCAAAACAAAGTGATCGTCATCCTTACTGAGGAATATGTCTAGAACACTATTCTTTCCCTTTCCAGCAGATCCATTAGACTCTGTTATGTAGTATTCTATGCCCTCAGCCTCACACCACTCCGATGCACTTTCGACATAGGTTTTATTTAGACTGTTTATGACTACAACAAGATCTTCCTTTTCGATCCCACTAGCGTTGGGATCAACGTGTCTTTTGAGTCTATCTAATCTCCTAGTTGTGAGGACATAAAATTTAAACTTAGCCATTAATTCGTGTCACCTTGGTATCTTGATGTCCACATAGTTAAGCTGTACTTGACACCTTTTTGGAGTTCCATACACTCATGTCCGTGTGTCACCATTCCAGGAAATAGTATGCAGCGACCGACAGCAATATCTTTATTCGATATATTTTGTCTGTGGAACAATAGATCAGCGCCTTCATAGTCGTCATTCAATTTTACTGACCCTGTAACCAAACTTGCGTCTGTGTGGTGGCTCAAGCTAGTCTGTGTGTCCATAGCATACCGCATAACAAAGGCATCACGCAAGCCATACATCTGCATCGGATGCCAATATTGTTCAATAATCGGATAGAGATTTTTCTCCCAATGCCTTTCTAGTGTTTGGAACATACCAAGTTCTTTCATGCGTATTTCTTGTGCTGGAAATTTGTCTCCAGGAAGTGGTTCCCATGCGCCATTTCTATCAGCGACATCAATTAAATCTTCACACTGCGTTTGTGTCATAAAGTCACAAACCAGCATATCCGTGTCTATAATGTCAACATGCTTGAATGCAGGCAAGTATAGCATTGGAGTGACTTGCTTCACCGATCGCACCATACCATCAAAATGTGTCTTAGCCTCGTTTCCTCCATTACCATGATAGATACATGAATATGCGTTGGTTATAGGATTGAAGACTTTCTTCTGATCATACTCGAAATATGTATCTGTGTCATGTGTCTGGAAGATATAACACTCATTATCAAGAGCAATGTCATATTTGCCAGACAGAAACGCTTTTTGATAGAAGAGCTGATCATCTTCATACTCAGCAATCTCGCTATCTGCGACAATACGCTTCAATTCGTCAACGCGACCGATGAACGTTCCGCTGTTCAAGTATTTGTATTTCGTGTCGCACTGCGGAAACTTATCCGCAAGGCTCTTATCTGGCCAAATGTATTGTTCTGCTGAGAATACAACTTTCTTCTTGAACCCAAGGTATCGTCTTGTTATTTCTTGGATGTCTGCATTGTAAATAACATCATATGCGTCTGTGAACAAAACAACATCACTATCAGGCAGTGTGTTGAGATACTCGCGAAATATAGTCACCTTGTGCCCACCACCTGCTCCTGACATGTCAGTGCCTTTCCACTCAACATTGGTTCCTAGATTTTTAGGGTATACGCTATGCAACGCTGCGCTATCATTTAGCGGGATACACTTCTTACGATCAGTCCCTATTGTGACGGGATGGGTTTTAAAATCAACGAACCAGCCGCTGTCTTCTTCCTCCTCAATATCGGTATGTAATACCGTTCTACATTCTTGCTTCACAACATCTGTTTTCAGCGCCACAGCATTCAGATCCACTAATCTGGAGCAGAGATAATCGTCTGTTGGTATGATGTTGTGCATGAATTTAGCGTCAGAAAGAACCTTTGCTGTTTCTGGAGTGATCACATACGCATGAGCATTATATGGATGATTCGGGACAACCAACTTACTGTCAATAGATTTTGCTAGATCAGGAGTTTGTTCGATGTGTCCTAAGAATATGATACCGTAACTATTCGTCAGGTCTTCTACATATTCTTCATCATATCCATCAAGAAAGACTGCATCATCTTCTAATACTAGAACAGGCTCGCCTAGTTTGATGCAGGACAACCACGCTTCTCTGTGCGATAAGAAACAGCCAACCTCACCGTGGTTTATTGTTCTGTTGAAGAATGGATCCCGCCAACCAGACTTGGTCGACATATTGAATTGTTTGAGTGATTGATGAGTGAGTTCCTTTCCGTCTATAGCTTGAATCCACGAGACATCACCTATATGACTATTCTTATCTAGAAAGTTTATTTTGCGGTCTGCTCTCCGATCAAGATTGATCACCAACTTCTTCATTCTCTACCCCATAATAATTGTATGTATCAGTTTTGTATTATATTTAGGAGCGGTCGTAGAATTACATTACCTGATGAATGTGTGCAGACTATTCAAAGCTGTCAACAATTCCCCTGCTTCAAATTTATTATCATCAATTGGTGTGTTATCTCTGTGTGCTATAGATATTTTTGGATACTCTGTAAACTCGGGGAAGAGTGTTTGCGATTCACTTTCAGTGAAATCTGCGCCCAAATTAAGAACAGTAACATCAAACTTGTACAACGACCAAGGATATTTTCTATCAACAAGCCAATTGTCTATAGTTGCGGACGCAGAATCAACACCAGTTGAGTTGGCATCGCTATATATTTTTATCTTTATTTCACTCATTATGTTCTCTGAATTAGTCGTGGAATGTTACATATGGTGCAAATACTTGCAGACCGCCACTCAGCACTATAGGGTTGTTAGGCTCGTGCAGGTCATTGTCACCTTCATGCATGTACGAGCAGTTTTCCGCAAAGTACATGGCGAAGCCTAGTTTCCTGCTAGTTCCTGTCTCTAGCGTGATTGTCGCTTCAATGTCTGTCCATTGCTCAATGTTGTCTTGATCTATTAGTAGTGATTCAGTAGCGGTGGTTGTGGTTTGGTTGGTGTAGTATGGTGCACTTGTACTAGACGATAGAGGGGTGTTTGACATTCCTGTCCAATTATACTTTCCAGGATCTCCAGTCAAATCACCTGTCGGAAGAGTGTAAGATGCGTCAGTGTGTTTAATTCTGATGTAGTGCACCTTTTTATCTAGCCCAGTCGCATTCTCAGACCAAACATAAAAGCCTGCAAAATTCAATTCTCTCAGTTTATCTCCCGCAGGAATTCGCACTTTAGCTCCGAACTTAGCGGTTGTCTTGCCGTCTGGAATTGTCAGAGTCTGGAACCACTCCGTAACATTAGTCCACAATCCGACATTAGTCATAGCAGTGCTGCTGTCGATCGTGGATAATGTTGTGTGCGTAACCATCCTTGTCTTCGTTAAATTATTGTATTTTCCGTTTTGAGAAGCACCTCTATCCGCATCATTGTTGTTGAAGATGCCTGACGCCGAACCTGTGAACAGAGTGGCAGAACCATATATTATCAGAGGGTTTGGTATATCAATGCCTTCACTAAAATCTGTAACCGTATATCCAGGATTGTCCGTTATCTGCAGATTGCCCATGTATGTGTAATACTGATTGGTTGCGATTATTAGCGGTGAGTAATGTCTCCATGCGGGAGCAGATGTATTGACTCCAGCATCAACACCCGTTGATGTGGTGGCGTTGACAAGCCTGTTGACACCGTTGTAATTAAACCCTACAGGATAATAGCTGCCATGTGCCCAGAGAGGATTCTCTAATACATTATCTGCGCTAGATACTGGAGGCACAAGGTTGTTTGGGGCAGTTGATACTACTGCGCTACTAAACATTATTGTATGCCTGAACCGAAACAGCTATATACGTTTTCTGCTGTACACACAATCTCAATGATTCCGCCTTTTGAAATTGATATTGAACCTGCCGTGAGCGGATCCGCTCCCAACACCAACCTGCTAAAAACGCTATTTGTATTTCTGGTGATCGTTACTGTTGATGTTCCTGCATTGACTAATGTGTAAGTGACACCCACATCAGCAGCTGGACAATCATCTAATGTCCATGCACTAGCAGTTGCGCCATTGTATACAATTTTTCTTCCGCTGTGCGTAGCCTTATTAATGCTGGCCACTGTGCCACTACCAATAATAAGGGCAAGTTGACTGCCTTGAAATGAGTCTCCAGTAATAGCGCCAGCGGTAAGATCACCAGTACCAATGTCTATACTAGTAAACCCAGAAGTAATAGAACCAGTATCAAGCGCACCAGTTGTAACGATATTACTAGAACCTGCGAATGTGCTTATCGCAGAATTCTCAACATTGTTCAGAGATAAGTCTGTTTTCAATTCAGCATAAGTTCTGCCTTTGACATCAGTGGTGCCCATCAATAAGACATCATTAGTTACTAGAGCTTCTTCAGATTTTAATGCGTTACCGCTCACTTTACCGAAAGTAAGAGCGCCTTGACCGCCGATATCAGATAATACTTGAGCATCAGTTCGACTAACAAGACCAGTGGATGTGAATTGGGCAAACTCGCCGCTGGAAGGTGTGCCATCAACCACAATACTATTTGTGTCAGCTATGCCAAAGGAGAGAGCCGCTTGCTTTGCATTCCAAGTAGCTGCGCTAGAGATATATGTGTCTGCGATTGCTGTGCCATTCCACACACCAGTTCCAATAGTGCCAACACTTGTCAGTGACGAAGCAACCACAGTAGAACCTAGAGTTGTTTGGTTCAACACTTCATTAGCATTGATTCTGAATGTTTTTCCAGAAGCTAATTCTAAATGCTCTGAAGATGTCCATGAATCAGTTGAGTCGACCCAGTTAAGTGTTTTATCAGTTGTGCCTTTAAGAGTTATGCCGCCACCGTCTGCAGTGGTGTCTGTCGGTGTGGCTACGCTCCCGAGAACAATGTTCTTATCATCAACACTTAATGTTGTGGAGTTGATTACAGTTTCTGTACCATTTACCGTAAGATCGCCAGTTACGACTAGATCTCCCGATACCGATGCATCGCCGTTTACTGCGAGGTCTGTAAGATCTAATGCATTATCAGTTCCCCCCACCCCTATAGTAACAGTTCCAGGTTCTAGTACCATTACATTTTTTGGGTTTGGATCACCTTGCGACCAATGGCTAGCACCAGCTTTCGCGACTTCAAAAAACATTTGGCCAGCTAAAGCTGATTCAGTACAGTCAGTAAACTTGGAAAGGATTCTTGCAGATGGCTTATATGATTCGGCGTTGGAATTGTCAGTATCAATAGCAATGCCGTAAAAAGGAATTACTCCCGTAAACTCTGTGGAAGATGTAGTCAGCCCGCTTGCAATGTTTTTTGCATTATAGAAATTGAGGTATGGCTCTGCCACGTTAAGTATGGTGGATGCAGCCGATGTGGCGGTTCCACCAAGAGTTATTGTGTCGCCAAAAAAATCAGTAGATGAGGCAGAAGACCCAACAGTTGTTAGATGTGTTAGAGAAGCATTTACAGCAAACGATGCATGGTCTGCCGTTTCTGCGGTGGTGTTTGCAACAAATGTCAGACCTGTGTTTGCGAGAATATATGTCGGTGGTCTGGTCCAAAAACCTGCTTTATTTAATACTAGCTCTGGGTCTTCTCCAGCAGCACCACCAAGGTTTGCAAATGCTGCGCCACTAGATAAGCTGAATACTGTTGTATTCAGGTCTAGCCCAGTTCCTGCTGTATATTCTGTATTGTCATCGGAAGGAGAAACCCAAGAGCCATCCTTTGCTAATAATAAAGATTGATCATCGCCCGATGCACCACCAAGGTTTGTAAGTGCCGCATTGATATCAAGTGTGATTGTATCATTAAGGGCAACATTGGATGAGGCAATAACGTTGATGCCAGTACCGCCAGAATATTGCTTAACTGAATGCCAACCACCATCCTTTCTCAAGAAAGTGTGGAATAGAGGCTTGTCAGTCGTTTCTGGGTCCAAACCGCTGTAGTCAGTTCCATCACCACCAAGGTTTGTAAGTGATGCGCCAGTAGATAAGCTGAACTCAGTTCCATCTAATGTAAGACCAGTGCCGCTAGTGTATGTTGTGTCTACAGGAGTAGACCACGCACCATCATTGCGCAAGAATGTTGTTGTGCTGCTGCCGCCTGTCAAATTACTTAGCGCAGCTCCGTCAGATAATGAGATAGTATTTGTGTCGAGATCTATCCCTGTTCCAGCAATTAGAGCAGTTTTTGATATTGATATTGCAGCGTCTGATTTGATATCAGCATTAATAATTGAATCGGAAGATATTGATGAAACACCACCAGCAGTGAATGTCACATCTCCAGTGATAGATTTATTATCCCAAGTATCAGTTCCATCATATATTAAGAATTGTCCAGCAACTGGGCTGGCAATGCTGGTGTCATTCAGTGAACTTATAGAGGATGTCGCATCTACATAAGCCTTTACAGACTGTGATGTAGGGACATTAGTTGCTGTTGCTGTTCCGAAACTATCATCATCGATGAAGTCTGTTATTGTTAAAGCGCCTGTCCCACTAAATCCATCGGCTTCTACTGTTCCTGCTACATCAACATCTGCTGTAATGAGAACATTGTCCGTATCAACCCTTTTGATCGTCGCATCATCAATCCACTTACTTGTAGCATTATCATACACTAGCAGAGAACCGTCGACAGGATTGGTGATATTAACCTCATCAATATAGTCGATTGCACCAGCTCGCGTAACTTCTTGAGTTACTGTCACTTGTCCTTGAACTAGTCTTGTGCGCTTATCAGCACCAGATGTGATCTCAACATCATAGACATATCTTCCAGCTTCTAATGAAGAAGTGACAGACCGTGCCAACTCAATTGTGACCTCACCAGAAGTGCGCGACCCAAACCCTGCGGTAAATGGGGTTGCTGTTGAAGAATCATATGTTTTTCGGATCTGTCCCGCAACTGTGTATCCGCTTAGATCGATGATAGATCCTGTCGATGTTTTCGCGATAATAGTTTCGGAGAAATCCGTACCTTGATCGACCTGTATGTTGAGCTTTTGAACTGACATCTATTTGTTTCCTAGTTCTTCGATCATTTTTCTGAGTTCTCGATTTTCTTCTTTCAGTTCTTTTATCGCCTCAATGAATAGGGCAGATAACTGAGCATAATCAACTGTCTTATATTCTGTGGCGTTCACAATGTCATCGCCCGCTCGTGTTGTTACAGCTGACGGTAAGACTTTTTCTAAACTCTGCGCTATAACACCAGCACTGTCTTTACCACCATTGGTGTAGTTGAATGTCACACCATCAAGCGATTGCAACTTTTCAACTGCGTTATCAACAACTTCTATATTTTCTTTCAATCTCTCATCAGAAACAGAAGCACCACCAAAGGCGATAATATCACCCTTAACTGCAAAATCACCAGCGGAGTTCAACGAACCCACTAGGTTGCTGCTGACGTAATGGAGATGACCAGATGACGAACGCGCAGTATAGGTGGTGGAGTTGCCGTTATAGGCTAACGCCGTGGAAGAAATTCTTTGGTCTGCAAGATTGACTGTGGTAATGTTCGTGGTAGATATCTGAAGCCCAGTAGACGAAGTCAAGAAGCCAAACCCATTAGTAGATTCATCCCAGAATACAATTTTATCAGCATTAGGGTCTGCTAACGAAAGAAGTCCTGGAGCACCTTTAGTGCCTTTCATGCCCTTAGTGCCTTTAGCGCCTCCAGCCCCTTTAGTGCCTTTAGCGCCCTTAGTGCCTTTAGCGCCTCCAGCACCTTTAGTGCCTTTCATGCCCTTAGAGCCTTTAGTGCCTTTAGCCCCTTTAGTGCCTTTAACGCCTTCAGCACCTTTAGTGCCTTTCATGCCCTTAGTGCCTTTAGCGCCTTTAGTACCTTTAGCGCCTTTCTGACCTAAATCGCCAGTACGGGCGAATGTCACGATAACATCTTCACCACCACTGAACGAAGTCGCCGAGCCAGTTACATGTGCGCAGTCTACTGCGAAGTAGCCATCGTTTTCAGTAATGCTAGTAATTGTGAAGATAGCAAAATCAGAAGCATCTTGTTTATTTGAAATTCTAAAATGACCTTTTAAGGTAGAAGTAGAATCGTCAATAGTTCGTAAGAATGATTGTATGTCTGTGCTATTGTCATCTGAATCAGCAATAAACATTTTAACTGCTGATGCTGGTGTCGAATTATTTAACCTTAGCCCGCCTGCTCCTGGATTTGCATTACCAGTAGCAGTTTTGAAAGTGTAGTCAAAAGTAGCACCGCCAAAGTTTCCTTCATTACCTTTAGTGCCTTCAGCACCTTTAGTACCTTTAGCACCTTTAGTGCCTTTCATGCCCTTAGAGCCTTTAGAGCCTTTGTCACCTTTAAGACCTGTGCTATCACCAGCCCATTTACCATCACCTTTGATAACTTCGGTGTTACCCATATGCAGTGGTTGGAACAGTTTTACTTTGTCTTGGATGACCGACATTACAGCGGTTGAGGCAATCTGCTGCTCACCAACACTACCAGTCGTCAACTCGAAGTCCATTGAGGCTAGGATGTCCTCACCAGCATCAACATTAACGCTGATCCGCGCAGAGTTACCCTTTACACCCTCAGATGCAGTAGCCGTTTTATCTGGTGTTCTCGATCTGTGGTTGAATGTTACATTCGCATTACCGCCACCATCATTTTTGGTTAGTGCAACACCACCACTACCGAACCCAGCTTCAATGTATCCTGAAGTAGATATGTTAGTGGCTATGCCAGATACCGCACCTGTCGCACCTTTAGTGCCTTTAGCGCCTTTATCGCCTCCAGCGCCTTTAGTACCTTTAGCGCCTTTAGTACCCTTAGCGCCTTTAGTGCCTTTCATGCCCTTAGAGCCTTTAGCGCCTTTAGCGCCTTCGCCCACAAGTATAACTGCAGCAGACCATGTCACAGTAGTATCAGTTGCAGTTCCTTCAGCACTAAATGTGCCAGTACTGACATATAGATCTGATCCAGCTACTGGAGCAGGGATTGTAGCAGACCAACCATTAGGTGGAGTTAGAGTATCATTAGAGAAGTTATATGATCCATCGTTTACAGTTGGTGTAGCCAACGCAGTAGCACTACGCTTGTAGACCTTAGCAACAATAACGCTCACACCTTGAACACCACCAGCCCCTTTAGTGCCTTTAGCGCCCTTAGTACCTTTAGCCCCTTTAGTGCCTTTAGCGCCCTTAGTACCTTTAGCCCCTTTAGTGCCTTTAGCCCCTTTAGTGCCTTGTAGAGCTGCGTTTGTGATTGTGGCTTTCTTGAGCTTACCTGTATCAGAAGCGTCTAACACTAGAAGAAAATCGCCGCCGACTACGCTAGTTGAGAGATCAGTCCTGTCTGCAATAGTTCGACCATCATCTGTCAATATTTCATCATAGTTGGATCCGTCAACCGTTAGATCCCAAAGACCGCTAGTACCACCCTCATTCCATCGAATATCAACATCTGGTTGAGCGCCCCGATTGACCTGTAACCCAGCATCTTCAGTGGGGTTGTCACCAGCCGCAACATCACTATTCAGAGTGATCTGATTATCTGCAACATCTAAAACTGCAGTATTGATTGTTGTTGTAGTGCCTGATACAGTAAGATCACCAGCTACTGTCATATTCGTAGTTTGGACATCACTGAATCTTTTAGTTGAAGATCCGAGAGCAACAGAGTTATCCGTTTTAGGAATGATGCTTGATGCTAAAGAACCAGTAACTGTGATGTCGTCGCCACTGCCATCACCAAGAGAAACATCACCATCAAGAGATGTCACCCCAGTGACAGTAAGCGAACCAAGCGAACTTGATGCGGTGGTAGATACCCCACCTGGAACATTTAGTTGGTTGTGGAATGTTGTATTCGCCCAAACAGCCATTGACGTGATATCGCCAGCAACGTATGCAGCCCTAAGTTCTGTATCATCTGCATAATCAGCAGGATCATATACTACACCAAGAGTGATGTCGCTATTTGCACTCAGCGTACCATGAACATTAACGGCACTGCCTTTAATCCCTATGGTAGCATCAGCACCAAGAGTGGCGTTGCCATCAACATTTAATGTTCCGTCTAAGTCTGTATTGCCTTTAACTCCAAGCGTGTTAGACAATGTTGTTGCGCCTGTAACACCAAGAGTAGAACTTATTGTAGTCGCACCACCAGCAGCCAGAGTTGTGACCTCTGTCGCACCAGCAGTCAGAGCAGCGTCTAAGACTGTTGCACCTTTAACGCCTAGAGTTCCAGTAACAGTTGTATTCTTAGCGCCTAACGCTTCAAGAGTTGTGGCACCATCGACATTCAGCGTACCGTCTAAGTCTGTATTACCTTTAACTCCAAGCGCACCGATAACAGTAGCTGCGCCAGATTGTAATGTACTATCTAAAGTCGTAGCACCTTTAACGCCTAGAGTTCCAGTAACAGCTGTATTCTTAGCGTCTAACGCTTCAAGAGTTGTAGCTCCATCAACATTCAACGTACTGTCTATATCAGCAGCACCTTTAACCCCAAGCGCACCAATAACAGTAGCAGCACCAGATTGTAAGGTACTGTCTAGGACAGTTGCACCTTTAACGCCTAGAGTTCCAGTAACAGCTGTATTCTTAGAGTCTAACGCTTCAAGAGTTGTGGCACCATCGACATTTAATGTTCCGTCTAAGTCTGTATTGCCTTTAACTCCAAGCGCACCGATAACAGTAGCTGCGCCAGATTGTAAGGTACTGTCTACAACAGCAGCACCTTTGACACCTAATGCGCCGATAACAGTAGCTGCGCCAGATTGTAAGGTACTGTCTAAGACTGTTGCACCCTTAACGCCTAAGTCACCAATGACTGTAGCAGCACCAGATTGTAATTCTTCGAGAGTTGTGGCACCATCGACATTTAAAGTTCCGTCTATATCAGCAGCGCCCTTAACTCCAAGCGCACCGATAACAGTAGCAGCACCAGATTGTAAGGTACTGTCTAAGACTGTTGCACCTTTAACGCCTAAGTCACCAATGACTGTGGCGGCACCAGATTGTAATGTACTATCTAAAGTCGTAGCACCTTTAACGCCTAATGTGCCGATAACAGTTGTATTCTTAGCTTCTAATGCTTCAAGAGTTGTGGCACCATCAACATTCAATGTACCATCTAAGTCTGTATTACCTTTAACGCCTAAGTCACCAATGACTGTGGCGGCACCAGATTGTAAGGTACTGTCTACAACAGCAGCACCTTTAACGCCTAATGTGCCGATAACAGTTGTATTCTTAGCTTCT